TTAAGTCTTTAAACCAATACGCGGAAAGAGCTGTGGGGCAGGTTTGTAGATTCCTAGGGCTGAATACACCGCACCCTGGGCCAGTTGAGCAATGCCGAAAATGTGCTCATATGCAGCAGTGTCGAAGGGCCTGTTGACACAAGACCACCCAATCATCTGATCTAGCTTTTGGCAAAGCTGATCCAGCTCCACAAGCATCAAATCTTTAGTGCGTCGGTGTCCTGAATATTTAACCGCATCAAAGCAGACGATGACATCATCGGCCTTGTGCCTCGCCTGCCAGTCCATCTCCCTAGTGGCACGCATAAAAACGGTTTTTTTGAACTCTACGCAAGCCTGATCGATAACGATCAACGCCTCTTCGATCATGTCGGTATCAATTTCATCGCTCATTTTCAAACCCATTAAAAACGATTCAGGTGATACAACATCCACACACCAGGACTATGCCTAACTAGCGCCAGGCAAAGATTGGTATGGGTTCCTAATGCCTTGGCAAAATCGATCTTACCCTTCGGAGGGCTTGCGTGGCTAGAGATGTTCTTCGTCTCATGTGGACTCAAGAATTGATTGCAATCTAAAAGAATTTGTGGCCGTGGTGACGAGCCTCGCCCATCGCTTCACTTGCACTAAAAAAGCCTAAAAAACCAATCGAAAATCCACCGTTTCTGACGGTGTTTCGTCTGAGGCGCTGCAGCAAGCAAGTAGCCTGGGCAATCGGAATAGCGCCTTGCGAAAGATATGTAGTTTTTAAAAACTATCGGGAATTCAACATCCCAAACTCAGGATGCTGCGAATTTTTACGATTAAAAGAAAAATAGGCAGCACACTTCTAAGGAAGTGCTGCTATAATTGGCAAACTTTGCTGATACGCAACAGTGCATGCGAATCTAGCGCAAGTGTTGTGAATGCAAACACAACCATCATCGCATCAGACGATTTACAATTTTTGCATTCAATGACTTCTGATTGTCATTGAAAATAACCAGACTGCCATTGATAGTCTGGCCTCAGACTTTACGCACCCCAAAACGTATAAGCGGCTTGCTTTTGAGCCAAATTTTTACGCGACTGCTTGACGCAGCGCGTTCCGCTTGAACCACTCTCTCTCCTCCTCTCAAATCATCGGCCGCTACGCACTCACGCCTACCGCCGAATTGACCGCCAGCGGCTCTTACACCGCAACTCTTTCCATTCGCAGCGGCAAAGGCTCTTCTTCCCACGACAGAGTCTTTCGCTTCATTCCCCTGTTTCTTACCTCTGCTGCAGCCATCTGCTTTGCCATTGAGCAAGGCAAAAGCTATCTGCAACTGCCTGTCATTCCTGCTTAACCAGCAGGTCAGCCTCGCATACCCAAAAGCCAGCCCTCAATCGGGCGCTTTGCATATTTTTGATGCCTGGTCACATACCGGGATCACTCTCAACTTCACTGATTTACACCATGACAACCAAACTTTACGTTGGCAATCTTTCTTATTCTGTGCGCGACAACGATCTGCAACAGCAATTTTCTCCATTCGGCAATGTGGTCTCCGCACAAGTCATGATGGAACGTGACTCAGGCCGTTCCAAGGGCTTCGGCTTTGTCGAAATGTCCACAGCTGAAGAAGCGCAAGCTGCCATCGAGGGTCTGCACGAGCAACCCATGGGTGGCCGTAACCTGAACGTCAACGTCGCACGTCCTCGCGAAGAAGGTGGCGGCAGCTACCGCAACAACAACGGTGGTGGCGGCTATCGCGGTAATAACGGTGGCGGCTACGGCGGCGGCAACGGTGGTGGCTACGGCGGTAACCGCTACTAAGCCCTACAGGCTTTTGCACACAAAAACCGGCTCTTAGGGGCCGGTTTTTTTATGTGCAGATTCAGCTAAATGCTTATGGCCCACTTTGAGCTTGTGGAACCCAAACACGCTCTGGCTGACGTGGTTTGTACAAAGTCAACCAGCACTGCTGGGCATACGCCTGCAGGTACTCTAGTTTTGCGACGTCTTCTCCGATGGCTTCTCGATGGTCGAGAACACGGCGTTGTACGTCTGGATCGAGGTCGAGGGTGTCATCGCCCACGCTGCCGGGGCTTGAATCGCTGGCCCCGCCACTGGTGGGCGTGGGTTTGACGATGAGGCGCACCCCACAAGTGCCAGCAGCAACACAGCCGCGCAGGCGGCCAAGCTCTTTTTTGTCATTTTCCAGTCCTTTCCATGCACGCGCGTCGGCGGCCGAGATTGCGTTGTTGGCTTCAATGCCTGCTTGTTTGATGGCTTCGGCCACTTCCAGCGCCTGCCGGTCGCGCGCTGCCAGCTCCTGTGCATGCTGGCCAGACAAGCGCCAGCCCTGCACTACCCAACCACCCGCAGAGCCCAGAGCACAAACAATCAAAATCAGCCACGGCCAAACTTTTGGCATAAAACCATCAATCAGCTTGAGCATTGCCGCCCTCCAAGCCACGGATGGCAATCACGCTGAAATGCCCGTCGCGTCCCCAGTCGCGGCACAACTCGGCCGTGGTGGTGCGGCGGCCCACCAAGCCCGGCAACTGCACGCTTTGGCCGTTGACGGTACCGCGCACCCAGCGGGGCATCTGGGCGCAGGCGGCCTCTAACTTGCCTGCATTCGCCAAACCCAGCATGGTGCTGCCGCGCACGGCGCCTTCGCCCAGGTTGTAGAGCATGTCGATAAAGCTGGTCTGCACCCACACGTTGTAGGTGGCCCAGTGGTTGAATAAGCGCTTGGCGGACCGCTCGGCCTGCAGGTACTTGGGCAGCTCCAGCCGGTAGCAGTCATCCTTGCTGTAGTAGCGCCCTGCCACCACCTCGGGCCCGGTGACGCCGTTGCACACGGTCAGGGGCTGGCCCTTGCCCAGCTTGTCAACGTAGGGCACACCGATGTGCCGGCCGCTGCTCTCATAGTGAGCGCCCAACTCCATGGCCAGTTGCACGGCCTGGCTAGGCTTGGCAGGTTGGTCGACCGCCACATAGGTGGTCGCGCCCACAGCAAAACCCAAGGCCAGCTGTAGCAGCTTGTTGCGCAATACGGCAGGGACTTTGCTCATCGCACACCTCGCCACGCGGCGTAAGCCGCCATCACCGACGCACCCAAGCCCACAATCGCTGCCGTTGGCTTGGCCAGCTTACCCAGCCAGTTGAGCACCTTGAATGCACCACGCATGGCCTCAAAAAACTCCAGCAAGTCAGCAAGCTGTTGCTTGAGCTCATGCAGCTCTTTGCGCGTGGCAGCAAGCTCTTTGACCGTACCACCGTGATCACGCTCAATGCCGGCCATGCGCACGCTGCCGTTGTCAAACTTCTGGTTAATCTGCTGCAGTGTGGTTGCGGGCAGCTCGTTGCCGTGATCGTCCACCATGTTCCCCCTCCTTTTTTAATCAGACTTCAATCAATACGTAGGGCAAGTCAGGCGCTGGGCCGGTGATGGCCCCGCCCTGCAGGTACACCCGTGCGCCATTGGGCTGCAGCAGGGGGTTGCGCACACGCAGCAGGCCACCAGCACCATCCAGCGTGACTTGCGCTGTGCCATCGGCGTACACCGCCGAGACAGCGCCGGTTTGCACCGGATCGTCTGGGAGCAAGCTCAACAGGCGCTTGTAAAGATTCGTGCTCATGCGGCCACCCTTTCCACAGTCACTTGCTGGCGCACCTTGGGCATTGATGCACTCACACTCACGCCGCGCACCAGGCCGCGCCATGTGCCGTCCAAGTCATCCACTTGCAGCAGCTGCCCAGGCTGCAGCACGCCGGGATTCGTGCCACCGGTCAGCACCGGCATGGTGATGGTCTGCATCAGCTTGTTGCCGCTGGCCGCCAGGGCCCAGCCGCCACGCATGCGGGCGGCCACCGCCTGGGTAATCAGGTCATCCTGGATCTGGGGGGCGAGTTTTTCGCCTGCAGATCCGGCACGCACCACATGGCCTTGCACACCACCCACGGGGCCACCCGTCACATAAATGGCGTTGTAGGGCGTGCGTGGCTCTGGCTGCAGCTCATCGGTCACGATGACCGCTGCAGGCATGTGCACCTGTACATCAGCGGCGTCCCACTGCCAGGGCAGCACGGGGTAGCGCGGCGCAACAATCAGCTGCTCATCGGTACGATGGCTGCGCAGCACGGCACCCACGCTTTCTGCCACACGCATCACCGCCTGCAGCGGCGTGCCTTGCAGGCTGCAGGCCCCACCGGGTACCGTCCAGTCATCAATGCCCCAGCTCAAATCCACGCCCGTGTATTCCAGCGCCTGCACTGCAATCTGCTGGGCCGTCATATTGACGTTGGGGCTCCAGACTTGCGCAGGCATATAAGGCGCGGCCAAGAGGGCCGTGGTGGACACGCCATTAACCTGCACCCGGTGCTGCCCAAACGCCCGCGTGCGCGGCGTCGACATCACAGCAAACACAAACGGGATGCCATCGATCGTCACCCGCACCCGTGCTGGCAAGCCCGACACGGGCGCCAGCTGCTCCATCAGGTGCTCGGGCCCGCTGGCACTCAAGCTCCAGCAATAGCTTTCATCGTCGGTGCTGATCGTGGCGTTGAACAGCTGCACCGGCTCCATGTTGGGCAACAGGTGCGCCGTAAGGGTGTGGACTTGCATATAAACCCGCAGTAAAGGAATTACGTATTGCGCAATGGGCTGAGGCTCTGGCTCCGCCCCCCCACCTTTGCAGCAGCGAAACACCAGGTGTGCAGGCAGCCCGGCCGCATACGCTTGCTTAAAAAGCAGCTTGGCGGGCAGGCCTGGCACATAGCAAGGCTCTGGCGGCAGGGGCCGTGGCCGCTGCCACATGCCGGGGCCAGGGTGCATGGCCTCTTCAAACCGGCCCAGGCCACCGATGCTGACGGGGCGGCCTTGGGCAAAGCTGGCCAGCCAGTGGCCTGCAGCGGCTTGGCCGTGCTGGAAGTGGCTTTGCACCGCACTGCGCAGGCGCACCGCTTCTTCAAACCGCACCAGCGCCAAGGCCTGCACGGCGGCAGCGTCTTGCACTGCATCGCTGGTGGCGGCATGCCTGCGCAGGCCCTCTTGGTAGCGGCTGGTGATGTGTTGGCGCATGGGCACCGCGTCTTGCGCCATGTCCACCCCAGCGCCGCGCAGGCCATCGGCTTGCTGCCACAAGGCGCGCACCTGGCCAGACACATGGCGGGCGTCTTGCCAGATCTGGCTGATGGCGGTTTGCATGCGCTGCGACTGCTGCCACATGGACTGCAGCTGCATGCTGCGTAGCTGGGCGTCTTGCCCCCGCTCTTGGGCGCTGGCAACCATGGGGCGGCTCACGTTCACATTCCAGCGCACAGCCACGTTGCCGCGCAGTCCGGTAATGCGGCCTTTGGCCTGCAGCTGCAGCACGCTGGCCATGCGCACCTGGCCACGCAAGCCAACGGTGATGCGCCCACGCGCCGTGATGGCGTAGCTGGGCACCTCGGCGTGGCCACCAGCGCCAAACACCAGCGGGACGGGGTTGCCGCCGGTGTGCCGTGGCTGCTGAAAGACAAGGCGCGTGCTGACCATGGCGCTTAGCCCAGTGCAGAGCCGGTCAGCGTGACCAAGCCACCCGCGTAAAACACGGGAACCACTTCGCCATCTGGCACCGTGCCGCCCGCCACTTCAAAGCAGCCGCCCACGCCTTCGGCCGTGACGCCACCTTCGGCCAGCACAGTGCCATCGGCTGCTACCAGTTCGGCCCAGCGCGGCACGCCGCTGGTGAGCACCATGGTGCCCGCTACGCTTTGCGGCTGCAGCACCAGCAGGCCATCAGCAATCACCCCTGCAGGGCGGGCCAAGGGGATTTCCAGCCACGGCGCGGGGCTGGTGCCCATGTCTTCCGGGCGGGCCGTGGTGTACAGGCGCACACACGCATTGCCCGTGGCGCCAATGTCCAGCCGCGCCAGCGTGGCTTGTAGCTGGGCAAGAAGCAATGCACCGCCCAACCGCCATTCGTAGTAAGCAGGCGCTGTCATGGCATCACCTCGGGCGTCAGGTCGTTGGCCACCACGGATTGCTGCAGGCCTTCGTGGTCCCATGCAATCACGTCATAGGTGTAGCGCTCGGTGATACCGTCAAAGCGGTAATTGCCTTGTGCATCGCTCCATGTCTCGCGCACCAGCAACCCATCGCGGCTACGGTGCAAGCGAACGCGGCGGGGCAGCGGGATGTTGCCTGCTTGGGCGTACAGCTCCACAACACCGTAGATGCAACAGTCGCCTCCGAACTCTCCATCTATGGCGCCTTGCGTAAGCAATACTTCGTCGTTTCTTCCTTCTACGGTGGTATCCGGCCCACCACCTTTTAAGATGGCCGGTGTGATGCTTACAGGAGGCATCCCCATGCCGTCTGCGGGCATTGTGAATCGGTACGCAACCGCGTCCAGGCCACGGCCCGTCGTAATGGCCAATCGTCCATCTGCAGCAAGGGCTGCGCCCACGAGCCCTGCGGCACCTGCAACGTCAAATTCGTATGGCGACCATCGGTTACCTCCGTCGAGAGATATTGCAACCCTTGCCTGGGCAGGCGGTGCCGTGGTCTGCACAGCCAGTATTCTTAACCCATCTCCGCTCACGGCCACCCCCTCGTGAGAACCGTCGGTTAAACCTGGGCGGGCCAATGAAACTTTTGTCCAAGTAACACCTGCGTCCTTACTTAAGTGCAGCCCGCCACCAATGCCGCCTGCTGACGCAATCAAAACCTGCCCGTCGTAGTTGCCAGAGATCGAATACCAGCCTTGGTCGCTCGAACCGGGCAGTGCCACGCTCCAGGTGGTACCGCCGTTTCGGCTAATAAATAGTTTGCCGCCGATCCCTTGACCTCCTGCGAGCATGACCTGTCCGTTGCCCGAGACAAAGGCTGGCAAAAAACCTCCTGGCACACCGGCTGCGACACCTGGGTTTAGCCAGGTGGTGCCGCCATCCTTGCTGAGATACAACCGGGCCGTCGCAGAAGACCGCAGTCCGACCAAAATGACCTGGCCGTCCCTGCTCATACCTACCAGGCCGAAGCCTGATCCGGTCTGCGCCGTTATCGCCGGGACAGATGACCACGTTACCCCCGCGTCTCTGCTGATAGCACACCCTGTGGGCGCCACGCGTCCGTTGAGGAACATCACTTGGCCGTCCCCACTTACCGCAGCGCCGTGGTAACCATCGCCCCCGCCATCTGGGGCATTCACTAAGGAAAAAGTACGCCCGAAGTCTCTTGATACCACCGGTCGCACCGTCGGGCCGCCTGTCCGTGCAATGAGCACGTACCGCCCGTTTGCGCTGCACCCGGCCCCCATAAAACCTGTGGTTCCCGGTACGGCATCCAGGGCGGACCAGGCTAAGAATCCACCTCCGAAAATCGCAGGGGCTGCGGGGGTAAGCACCCCGGCCCCCATCCAGGGGAGGGATTCCATCCGCGCGGTCACCAATCTTCCGCTCTGTAAGGCGCACACGTCAAAAGCAGACGGACAAGTCTCTCTCGCAGCACCCGAAAGGCGCGCACTGAAAACGTCTACCGGCGCCGTAAACTGACAGGTTAGCGCAAAGCCGGGGGCCGATGCGGCATCTCGCGCCCAGGCAACCTCGCCACCTGCTTCTGTCAGTAAGTCTGCCAATGTCCCCCGCAACGGGGGGTGCGTACTGGTCAACACACCGCCGCTAAAAGCACTCCCGTCCGCATCGGTTAGCCTCACGCGCGTAAGGACCAGTTCGGATCCTGTGAACCCAAAACCCCGCAACGTCCACTGTGAAGAAAGCATTTATTACGCCCTCCATGGACCAGTTGCATCAAAAAAACCACAGCCTACTGCGACCCCGGATAGGGCGCCACAACCTACAGACGCCAACTTACGGCCACCAAAACTTCTCTGCCCGTCGTCCAATTTCACAGCACTCCCAAACGCGGCCAAAACGCCCGACTGTGTGCAGTGGTAAGCCCCTGGGAAAGCCCCGCGAGGGCCGAAGTTTGCCATTGCCCCGTCAGATACTATGATTTCTGAAAGCCGCAGCCCGTTATCCGCCCGGCTAGGAAATGGACCGTGCGCACTGGCGTTGCCCGACACAGCCCCGCCCCAAACAGAGCGAGAAACCTGTATGGCTGCGCCGACACCGCCCGACATGCGGATCAGGGTCAATCCAGTTGCTTCCGCCGTGGAAAACACACACCCGTTTATGTCTGAGTATGTGGTTGTAGGCGCCCCTGTCAAAGTAGACGACCATGCGTCCCCGCTGCGATATGAGTTGATGTCACCCGCATAATGTGCGTAGAGTCCGTATCCGTTTAAGGCCCCCGGCGCACTACCCGAATTAGGTGCCGCACAGAAATAAAATCCCCGACTATCCCCGAACAGCGCCCAGTAGACGCCTGTGGCTGCAGCTGCGCTGCGCTTGTGCCAAAAGTACCCGCCTATCGGGGCTTGGGGGCTAACCGCCACGCCGGTATCCACGTCCGACATAGCCTCATACATCTGCACTCGCGCATACAAGGTCTGTGTGTCATCAATGCGGTAATACGCCCGCGTGCCGCTGACATCTGTGCTGCGGTACACCGCAACATTGGTTTTAGAAAAAACCTTTTCCCAGCCTAAAGGGGCAATCTTGAAAGTGATGGTGCCGGTGAGTGGACCATCGGGCAGGTCGCAGGCGAACTCCACATACGTGGCCACCGCTGTCTTGACGCGCTGGTTGCCATTGAGCACCACGCCATCGCCTGTAACACCGGCCAGCTGGATGACGCAATGGTCCAGCGCGGCACTGCCGCCCGTGATGGCCAATCGGCACACGCCGCTGGTCACTTGTGCGCTGTCCACGGCCTTGGTGCCAAAACCATTGACCAAGAAGGCATCCAGCAGGGCAATCATGCTGCCTGCCGTGCCATTGAGCGTGGGCGCACCCGTCATGCTGGAGACGGCCCATTTGACTGCGGTAGAGACTGTCATAGTGAATCCTTTGTTTGTTCTTTAGTAGCTGCCTGGGCGGTCGATGTCGCCGCAGCCCGCCAGCTCAAAGTGGTAGTCAGTCCCCGTGGCCTCGCTGGGCTGCACGGTGCGGATGCAGGCAAAGGGCTGCATGGCCCCCACCGTGTTGATGCGCAGACCGTTACCCACATTCCAGCCAACGCCCCAGCCGCCTGCAGGCACGGTGAAGTACGGCACCCCGGCAGAGGTGGGGGTTTTGGTGTTGGGGTTGATCGGGGCGATGTCGTTGGCGACCGGGAAAATGCCGAGGTTGCCCACGTGCTCCCCGATCACCTCCACCGAGGTGTTGGCATTGGTGAACCTGAGCAGCCAGCGCTCCGACACAGCACCGGCATTGGTCACCTGGATGGGGAATGCGGTGTCGTTGAACTGAGCAGGCGCTTGGTTGCCCACCACAGCGTCTGCCCAGCTCTTGGAGTCAATCGTGTCCTGGTCAAACAGGTGGCTGACACGGGCACGGATAGTGCCGGTGTACAGCGTACTGCTGACCACGCTGCCTGCGGGAAAATCATGGCTGAGCGACTTGGTCAGGGTCAGCGTGCCATTGATCTGCACGTCCGAGATGCGGGCCATCTCTTCAATGCGGTGGTGCACGCGCACGGGCTGCACCCAGCCGGTCACATCGGTGATGCTGACCAAGCCAGCGTCCAGGTCAGCACTCCAGCCGGTTTGGATCTTCTTGCTATCTGCCCCCACCACCCAAACCCGGCTGATCCGCGTGCGGGCGCAGTTGATGGTCTGCCCGTTGCTCAGCGTAGCCGCTGGCAACACGCCCGTGTGACCCACCACCACATAGTCGCCCACGCGGTAGATGGGCACGCGGCCGTCGCTGGGCAGGCGCACCGGGTCCATCTTGATGATGTCGGCGTCCAGCGGCAGATAGACGTAGGTCACCGAGTTAAAGCGCAGCGTGGTGGGGTCAATGGCCAACGGCTTCCAGATCTTGCCTGCCTGCACGCTGCCAATGTCTGCCGCGTCATACCACCACTCGGCGCGGTCAGCGTCGGTCAGCTCCTCCACGGCCACAAAGCGGCCAAACTGGATCTCGGTCAGGCCCGCCTGGTAGTCAATGCGCCCCCGGCTTTGGGCCGTAGTGAAGTAGCCGTCCAGGTCCGGCGTGAGGGTGATGGCGTTGCCATGCGAGTCCGCCAAGTTGAGCGTAATGCCCTGCACAGCCACCGGCGCGGCAGGCGTGCGAAAGAACACGCTGGCGGCCGTCCACTGCTTGCGGGTGGTCCACAGGCTTTGCAGCTGCAGCGTGCCTGCGGGATTGGTGACCAGCCAGTCCGTCAAAAAAGCCAGGCCTGCTTCGTAGTCCATGCGCCCGGCCACCACCCCAGCGCTGGTGCTGGTGCGGTCACGGATGATGTCGCCGTCCACATCGATGTAGGTGTGACCCAGCCAGCTGAACTGCACCGAGCCCGGCACCACATAGTCTTCGGTCAGGCGGCACAGGTCGATGTACAGCTCAGGCGGGGTCCAGCTGAAGGACTCTTCAAAGGTGGTGTCAAACGATTCAGCGTAGGTCACCTCCAGCGTGCTGGCGGCCAGCACCTGCTCGCTCACGGCCGCCAGGCTGTATGCGCCGCCCTTCATGCTGCTGCCACTGCCACCTACGCCGACCGTGCGCCCGGGGCCGCTTTGGCGCTCGAACGCCGCACTGCTTTCAAAGTCAGACTGGTAGGCGCTGGTGCTGGCCTCCAGATCCACCAGCTTGGCCGTGATGGTCTTGCTGCCATAGTTGACCGTGCCACGACCATACATGCCGCCTGCACCATCATCTAGCAGCGTATGGGCTACGCGGTCTTGCGTGTGGTTGATGCGTTGCGACTGGGTGGACCACCCATTGCTGCCTTGGTTGATGTAGCCGTTGCCATAAGAGCTGGCGTAATCGGCAGAGCTTTTGCGCGAGGTGCTGCCGCCGCTGCTGGCCCCGCTGCTGTTGGTGACTGCGCGCACGGTGATCCAGCGCAGCTCAATAGAGCCCGGCGCTGGCGTGCTGGGCAGCACGATGTTGGCATAGCCCGCTGCATCAATGGCCGGGGCCGGGATGTTGTGCGTGACGGTGGTACTGCGGCGGTATTGCACCAGGAACTGGCCACCCGCATCGATCCACGCGGTGGGGCGAATCAGGATCTGGCCAGACGCATGATTGACCAGGCCGGAGCCACCGTTGCCAGTCAAAGCATTTCCCGTGGCCCCATCGGCCAGCGTTTTGGTGACGCCGCCGCTGGTCCAGGTCACGGTGATGCTGCCGCGCTTGAGCTGCTTGTGGGGCAGCTGCAGCGCAAACTCCGGCTGGCGCATGGTGGCCGCACTGCCGCTGCGGTTAACAAAGCCTGTGGTCTCACCCCATTGGATGATGATGGCAGAGCCCACATCGGGCAAGGCGGGCAGCGTGATGGCAATGGAGCCATTGCCATAGTTGATCGTGCCCACGGCATCGCCCACCAAGGTGCCAGCACCATCGTCTTGGCAGCTATACCAGGTGCCCAGCACCATGAAACTGACCACCACCGTGCCAGGGCTGGGGAAGGGCCGCAGGATGTTGGTCCAGCTGTAGCCCCGGTTTTCTTCGCCTACCGTGAAGCGCTTGGTATGGGGCGTAATGCCCACGGTGACTTCACGCGGGCCAGTGGCGAGCGTGACACTGCGCATGGCAGCTGGGCGTTGATCCAGGTTGACCCGCTCGGTGCGGCTGCTGGGCACCAGCTGGGTGTAAATGCTTTGCACCTTCACCTGCCGCGCAGGATCGCCCAGTGCATAAGCAGCCGTCATGGGCGATGCGCCATAAAAGCGCATGGCATCGGCCACCGTGGTGTCACGGATGCGGGCGGCATTGGCCTCACGGGTAAAGGTGCGGTTGGGCTCGCTGCCCGTGAAAGCAAAATCCAGGCGGCTGGCGATGTCGCAGGTGGTGACCAGTGCCTGGTAGTCCTTGGCTTCGCCCGACGAGGTCATATAGGTGAAGGTGCGCTCCACCGTGTCGGTGCGGATCACGCGCACATATTGGCGCTTTTCTGTGGGCTGCCCTTCGTTTTGAACCAGCACGATGGTGCGCCCAATGGACGGGGCTGCGGTGCCCACGCGGTGCATGATCTGCACGTTGCCCTGGCCTTGCACGTGGTTGCCCAGCAAGATGCCCGACCACTCCGTGCCAGAGATCAGGTAGTTGGCAATGGCCTGGGCAATCTCACTGCGCTTGGCGAAGGTGTCGCACGCTGCAATGGTGATGCTGACATCGGGGTCGCTAGAGGGCTGCTCAATGATGACGTAGGCGTCCATGAGCGGATCGGTAGTGCCCGTCTGCACGGCACAAAACAGCTGCCGCATGCTCACTTGCCCACCCGCACGCGCAACGCGGGTGATGTCGTCATAAATCTGGTTGCTCTTGCCCCATTCGATCACGCTGCCCGTGGGGCCGCCGCCCCCTTCGGGCACGTCATCCATCACTTTGGATGCCAGGATCTTGATATCGCCGTCAGCAATGGGCATGGCTCGCTATCCTCTTCAAACCGTAATTAGCCGCAGCGTGGCGACATAAGGGTGGGTTGTTGCCGGCAGCTCTGGCCGGCTGATGGGCTGTGCCTCCAGCGGGGTGTCGGGCGCAAACTGGACACGGAAGCTGCGCCCATCAGCCAACACCAGGTCGTATTCGCCTTCGGGGTTATTGGCCAACGTCTGCACAGCCAGCAACGTGGCACGGCTTATCCAGCCCTGTGACTCCGTGCCTTGCAAAGTGATGGGACGGCCCTCAAGCTTTGCGGACACATCAATGATTTGCACGCCTGTGATGGAACGATCCACCCCTTTTTGCACAGCAGACCAAGCAAACTCATCCACCCACAACATGCCGCGTGGCAGCTCCACCCCTGCCAACAAATGCCCGGCCATCAGCGCACTCCTCCAGCCATCTGCGCACCACGCTCCAGCTGCTCAAACAGCTGGTTGAGCGCATCGCTGCTAGGCTCGTCGGCGGCGTTCACTACCAGATTGCCGCCGGGCAGCGCAAACTCATGCTTAAAGACCTGCACCGACGCTGCAGCAGCACTGGGCGCTGCAACGCCCATGCTGGGCACCGCCTGCGCAGGATTTGTAAGTGGCACCTGTGGCATCTGAAAAGTGACGGCACCTTTGGGAAATACGGACTGCATGGGGCCGCTGCCACCCAACATCTCTTTGAGCAAATCGCGATCACTGCCGCCCGTTTTGAGGTCTTTGACCTTGTCGAGCGCTGCAAGTGAGCGCTCAGCGTTTTCTGCGCTGCGCTGCTCCGTCGCCTTCCGACTTGCCTCCAGCTCTTGCTGCCACTTAATCTTGCGAAGCTCATTAGCAGCAACCAAGTGATCTCCAGAGTCTTGCAACTCTTTGATGCGCTCAGCATCCTCTGGCTTCAACTCCAAGCCATTGAAATCTGGATCAGGCTTGCGCACGGGGCTCGGCCTACGCTCTGCCCCCACATCGCGGTCGCCCGGCTTTTTGTTATCAGGCATTGGCACCTTGCCCGCTCTTTGCATGCGCCGCTCTGCACCCTCGGCCGCATTACCCAAAGCCTCATAGCCTTGTGCCATACGCCCTGTGGCTTTTAACGTGGCCTCCTCGGTGCTGACGACGCTCTTGCCAGCATTGCTCACAGCAATTTCATAACCCTTGACGGCTGCTTCCACCTTCAGCCAGCTTGGTGCAACGCCAGCATTGGCATCAATAGCTCGCTGTGCCATCACTTCCCAGGCCTCAGCGATGCGCTGTGGTGCTTGTGTGCCATCCTTTGCCAAGGTTTCAAAAGCGGCACGCGCCTTGTCAGCAGCCTCCTGCAACTCTTGGTTGGTTTTAAGGCCAAGGTCTTTGTAGGCCTGCTCCAGTAGCGCCGCTGCATCTGCTGCCTGCGCACCGGACTTGGACAGCGCCTGCTGCGCACGGTCAATCTCCAGCAGCTTTTGCGCCGCTGCTTGCAAGTTGCCTTCTTTGACAAAGCTTTCGTACTCAGACCGCAATGCTTTGACAGCAGCGCGTGCTGCCTCATCACTCCTGGCCTTTTGCTCTTGCTGTTTGATCAGGGCTTGCGAAGCCTGAGCCTGGGCTTCTTGCGCCTGCGTCACCTCCCCCAGGGCTGCAGCCAACTTCTGCGCGGCGCCCACGGCTGGGTCTGCCGCCTGCGTCAGCCCATCCCAGCCATCACGGGCCATCTGGGCGCTGGCGGCCATGGCGTTGAAGGATTCGCTGGATTTGTCTGCCAGCGCCTGCGATGCCGCCCAGGTTGCCTCTGCCGACAAGCGCACCTCCGCCGCAGCTCGCGCATAGGCCTCAGAGATCGCGCCAAAGCTGACCTTGCTCAGCCCGTCATACAGCAGCGCCAGCCCAGACTGAATATTGCTGGCCACACCCGCAAATGCCTCGCCCACCTTGTAGATGACGGCCATTACAGCGTGCGTGCCCGCAGTCATCACTCCCCAAGCCAGCTGGACTGTGCGCCCTGCATTGGAGGCGTAAGTGCCAATACGCTGCAACGTCTCTTGCGTTTCACTGGCAAAGACCTGCAGGCGCAAGACAATCGCATCAAAGTTCACATTGGCTGCAAACACACGGAAGTACTTCAGCGCATTTTCAAAGCCAACGGCCAAGGTCTGGCCAAATCGCGCAATCGTGCCATCTTCAATACCGCGGCGGATGGCAGCAGTCAGCTCATCCACCCCTTTGCGCAGCACAGGCAACACTGGTGTGTTGAGCACTTCCACGGCAGACTGCCAGACACTTTTGAGGCCCAGCACAGAGCCGCTGAAGTTGTCCTGCATGGTCTTGGCAGCAGCTGCTGCACTGCCTTCGGCATTTCGGAGCTTTTCGGTCAGCTCATCGAGCGCGCCCATGCCTTGATTGAGCAGCGCCCGCAAGCCAGGACCCGCCTCCAAGCCCACGGCGTTGATCGCTTTCGCACCGGCAGGCCCCTTGGCTGCCAGCTGGCGCAAAGCGTCATCAAAGTTATTGGTGAGAATGCCCAAAGCACCCAGTTCTTGCCGGAACTTGGTGGCCGGGTTTTGAAACTGGCTCAAGACGCTGTTGAGCGCCGTACCTGCACGGCTGGCATCAATGCCGGCATCGGCCAGCTTTCCCATCATTGCCACTGTGCTTTCCAGACTGAGGCCCAGCGAATTGGCCACGGGTGCGGCATAGCTCAGCGCCTGCGCCAGCCCTTCCACGCTGGTGTTGGTGGCGTTGGCACCCTTGGCCAGCACGTCCGCCACGCGCCCAGCATCATCAAACGCCAGGCCCATGCCCATGACGGCCTTGGTCACATACTCGCTGGCAGTGGCCAGTTCCACATCACCGGCCTGCGCCAGTGCCAGCACGGCAGGCAGCGCCTTGATAGAGTCGCCTGCGCTCAAACCCGCCTTGGCCAGGTTTTCCAAAGCACCTGCCGCTTCGACACTGGTGTACTTGGTACTGGTGCCAGCACCCTGCGCTGCTTTGGTCAGCGCAGTCATCTCCTCAGCAGTGCCGTCGGTGGCAGCCTTCACACGGCTCATGGCGGCTTCAAACTCTGCCGCCCCCTGAATACCGCCTGCAAATGCCTTGATGCCAAAGTAGCCCGCAACGGCAATGCCCACCGCCTTGATCTTGCCTTCAAGGCGGCCCAACACCGCAGACGCGTTGTCTTTGGCGTTGATAACGATCTGAATGGGTTTAAATGCCATGGGCTTTTTGAAAGTGCGTGCTTACGGTTTGCGCTGTAGCCAGCGGAAGGCCACAGGGCAAACCGCCCCAGCGGTGTGCTGGGCGGTTTACAAGCAGGGGTTAAACAGCAACGGGGCGGCCGTTGCAGTAGATGGCTTCGGCGTTAGCAGGCTTGAGCGCCTCCAAGCCAAACTCCATGGCGACCACGTCGGTGCCTTCAGCAATCAAGGGCAGGTCACCATTGGGGGTGAGCGTGACTTTGGGCAAATACCAGTCACGGTCACCGCCTGCGGCGTTGTCCGAGACAATGCGCAGCGCACCCGTCAGCTCAGCCGATGCGCCAGACTTGACCGCGTCATACGTGGCCGCCACTGGCTTGTAGCCAAACAGCACATCGGTGGCGACAGCAATGGCCCCCCCTGCCAGGATTTGCACGCGGCCGGTGGCTAGGTCTACGTTGTAGTCCGTACCCGCCACCAAGGCTGTGCCGCCAGACTTGGGGGCTACGGTCACATCGGTCACATTGCGCACGCCCAAGGGGTTGGCAGCAGTAGCGCCCAGCTGGTATTGGCGGCCAGGCAGCACCTTGCGCTCTTCACCAGTAACAGGCGTTGCGGCTTGGCTCTTGACTTCGTGCGTGCCAGACAGCCACAGCGCAGCGTTTTGCGGTGAAAAGTTGTCGCAGTTGAGCGTGCCAGTGCGGTCCACTTGAACTACCCAGGCACCGTCTTTTTCGCGCAGTCCGCCTTGGCTGCTGAAGTGCTCTGCCTTTTCAGTGGCAATCGTGATGGCTACGCCGGGGCAGTTGCCCAGATCAATCTCGCCTGTCAGTTTCTCGCTGGCGTCATAGGGGTCAAAGTACACACGCCCACGGGCGATCAGGTACTGGCTTTTCTCGTGCAGGATGGGCATGGGAATGCTCCAGAAAATGGGTTAAGACTGGCCGTCGAAAACAGCCGCTGTGGTGAAGGTGATTTCGTAGCCAACCAAGCCAGCCTCGCTGAAAGCTGCCTCAGTCACACGGGCCACCTGCAGCTCGGTCCAGCTGCGCGCGGCATCGGTTGGGCGCCAGTTGTGCAGCGCGCCTATGGTGGCCACCAGCGCAGCATCAAGTTGCTCAGCTGCTTGATCGCTTTTTTGCACCACCAAAGTGACTGACCACTCAGGCTGCAGCGTTACAGCAGGCTTGCGCACCTGGGGCACACTGGCACCACCCATACGCACATCTACCGCAGGCACGCCACGGCGATCAGTGGCCACCGTGGCACCACGAACCTGCCAGCCCGTAAAGGCAGGCAAGGCGCGCAGCCGGTCTTGGATGAGTTTTTCAAGGGCCAGCATGGGCACCCTCCGTAAGCACAACGGGAAAAGTAGCCCAGCCAGATGCATCTGGCACCACCGGGCCAGTGACCCGGCAGGGCTGGTTGTTGATGCACAAGCCTTGGCTGCCCTCCGCAATGCCTGGCGCGTTCACCACACACATGGAGACGGTGTGGGTGACTGCCGTAACTGCTTCGGGCAAGTAGCCCTCATCCTGACCACGCTTGAAAACCACTCCAAAGGCATACCCTGTGCCCTGCCACGTTGCCGTGGCGTTGGACAGCAGCTGGCTCACCCCCTGATTAATCAAGGCATTCACCGCAGCAAAGGGCGCAAGGTTGTGCGTCATGGTCGGCCTGCTCACTTAAGCCTTGCGCTTGCCGCGTTGCAGCATGCCGGGGCGGGTGCACATGAACAGCGGGTAGCTATACACCTCGGGGCGGGCCCAGGCCTGGCGGTCTTTGTCCACCACCACCATGGCGTACACGTCCTGGCCGGGCGTGTTCACAAAGGGCAGAAACTCCGCCGGCGAGAAACCCACCTTGAACGCGTCGGGCGCACCCACGGGGAAGAACTGGCACTTGTCAGTACCCACTGCCACTGTGCTTTCGTCGTCCGTGCCGCGATAGTTAATGAACAGAATGTTGCCGTAGCGGAATGAGCCAAAGGCTTGGCCCACGTCGTTGCGCAGTTCGCTGGCACCCTGCTGATTCAGGTAGGTGCCGCGCGTCTCAGCATTACTAACCAAGTCATCAAAGAAGTTATCGCCACACAGGCCAACGGCATAGGTCTGGCCCGGCAGCCAAGCGCCGTGGCTAGCGCGCATCATGCTGCGAATGACAGCATTGCACTTCTTGCGAATCTCTCCGCCCTCAGCGGTTGCGTTAGCCAAGTCGAAGTTGATTTCAGCCGGCTGGCTGATGCCAAACTGGCCGTACCAGTCGAACAGAACCGTGGAGCCATCGGCATCCATCACCTTGCCCTGCACAGCGCCCAGACGCATGTTTTCGTGAGTCAGCTCTACGGCGGCGCGCAAACCGGTCTTGCCATCCATGATGGAAGCCAGCTCGTTCTGCACGGCCTGCAGTTCGCTGATCTCGCCAAAGGCGCGAATGTTCTGAAGTTCGTGCGCATAGAGCGACTTTCCACGAGCAATGCGGATCGTCTCGAAGTGCTTCATGGTGCGCTGCTCGCCTTTGGCCTCTTCCAGTGGAGCACCACGTTGCGAAGACTTGATCAGCGAGAGCACGCCGCCTTTTTCCTCCACCGCAATAGTGGTGGTGCGCGAGCGCTCGGGGGTGAAGATGTTCATCTGCCCCAGCAGTTGCGGCACATACGGTGCCTTTTGAATGGCCGCAGACAAAGAAGTCATGCTGAAAGCAGCGTGCGATGCCAGGAGTGCGAGGTCTGCCATGTGGTTTACCTTTGTCTTTCTGGCGCAATCAGCGCGCCACAATGCCCACTGCTGCCAACTGGCCCAGTGCGGCGGTTTTTTGGATGGGGGTGATGGCTGCAGGCCAGATCAGGGCGGCGGCCTCCACCTCGGCATCACGCGCTGTGATGACTGCGGGCTTGTCGCCGGCGGTGGCGTCCACAGCCGCATACAGCACCGCTACAGCGATATGGCTGCCGTCTGGTGTTTCGCCTTCGCCCGTGCCATTGGCGGGGTCTACAGGCACGTAATTGCCTGTGGCCGCCACCTTGCCCAGCACCGTGCCGGGCAGGCAGCTATGGCCTTGAGCCAAAGTGATGACATCGCGTGAGCGAGTGCCATTGGCTTCGCTTACCAAGTAGCAAGCCGTGCCGGGTTGTTGTTGATCCATGATTTGCGCTCCTTTTGAACGGGTGGTGCGTTAGTGGCTGGACACGCCAAAGGCCTTGTCCCAACCCGCGCCGCTGGCTTGCGCTTCGGCTGCGCCGCCCTGCGGGGCTGCGGCTTCTACGCCCGATACGTTGGGGTTGCCGATAGCAGCCATCGCCGCTGCAAACTGGTTGCTGGCAGCAGACGCAGCAGCACCAGCGCCAGGCGCTGCATCCAAAAAGCCCTTGGCCTGCTCTGCACTCAGGCCCGTAGCAATGCACTGCTGGGTAATAGCGGGGTTGGCTGCCGCATTGGCATGGCTGGTAATCGCCGTGACGCGGGCACGCTCTGCAGCGGCGCCTTCGGCACGGGCCTTGTCCAGATCCGCCTGACTGGCGGTGGCAGGTGCTGCTGCCGTGGTGGTGGTCGTAGTTACACCAGCGGGCGCAGCAGGAGCTGCGGCCGCTGCATTCGCGGATGCTTCAGACATGGAGGTTTCCCAAGGTTGGAGTGAAATGCCCACAGCGGTAGCCACCGTATGGGAGCGGCGGGTTGCCAGTTCAGCCACCACCGCATCGACAGTGCCAATGCGGTCAGCCAAACGCGCAGCCACAGCGGCTACGCCCCGGTAAACGCCGGCGCGGGTGTCGCGCACGGCTTGCTCGCTCATGCCTCGGTGCTTGGCCACGGCTTGAACAAACATTTGGTACAGCCCCTCAATGTCTGCCTGTAGCGCAGCACGCACTGCATCAGGCAAGGGCTGGTAAGGGTTGCCGTCGATCTTGTGCTCGCCAGCAAAGATGTGCGATACGGTGATGCCGTCATTAGCCAGCGCGCGGCTAAAGTCCACATGCCGCATCACCACGCCAATGGAGCCCACGTAAGAGGTGTTGGAAAGCACCACCTCATCTGCCGCACTGGCAGCCAGGTAGGCCGCGCTGGCGGCCATGCCATCGGCCACCGCCACAATCGGCTTGCGGCCACGGGCTGCGTAAATGCGCTCGGCCAGCTCAAACGCGCCAGCCACTTCACCGCCGGGGCTGTCCATCACCAGGGCAATGGCGTGCACATCGCTTTTGCCCAGCGCGTCTTCCACGTCTGCGGCCAGGTCGTTGTAGCCAATCAGCAGGCTGCTGTCGGCTGCCAGCTTGGTGCGGTGTACCAGCCCGCCCATGGCGCTAATCACTGCCACACCATCCACCACGCGGTAACCGCGCTCGGTGCGCTCGCCACGGCGGGTGGTAAACATCTCGGCAGGCAACGCGGCGCGGGCCGTCAACTCTGCGGCATCCATCTGCAAACCCTCCACACCCAGCAGGCGGCCACCCAGCCCGGCGATGATGGCGTCCAGCTTTTGCGGGTGCAGCAGCAGCGGCGTGTTCAGCAAGCGGTCTGCCAAGTGGGGATAGGTGCGGCTGCTCATGCTTGGCCCTTTGCGCCTGCACCGCTATCGCGGCGCTCTTTGTTGTCTTGATCGTCTTGGTCGGGCGCATCGGGTGCGTTGGGGTTGACCACCCATGCGGCCTGCGCGGGGGCTTGCAGGCCCAGCTCCGCACGGCGCTGCGCTTCAATGCGTTGCTGGTGCAGCACCTCTTCCCAGTCCAGCCCCTGCTCTGCGCACTCTTGTTCCAGGGTGGAGACGCCAATCTCCAGCCGCAGCTTGGCGGCGGTGATTTCTTTCACCGGGTCTACCCAGCCCTTGCCACCAAACACAAAGCGGCAGCGCGTGTAGGCGTAGCGGTTAGCGTAAAAGCCGGGCGCGTCAATCACGCCAGCGTTCACCGCCTCTTCCAGCCATAGCTCATAGATAGGCTTGAGCCAGTTGGCCGTCAGCCAGCGGCGGCGGCCATGAAAGTAGCGCCATGCCTCCAGCAAGGCGGCACGGGCACTGCTGTAGTTCACGCGGCTAAAGTCTTTGGCAAACAGCTCATACGGCAGGTTCATGCCTGCGGCAATGCGGCGCTCCACGGCCAGCATGAAGGCATCAAACGCCACATTGGGGCGGCCCGGCGTAAAGCTGTTCATGCGCGCACCCACTGGCAGCGGGATGACGGCTGCCCCCTGCAACTTGCCAATGCTTTGCGCCTGCTTGACGGATGTGCCCCACGCCGCACGCGGGTCTTGCCCAAACAACGCACCGGCAGATTCCGGGTCCAGATCCGACTCCAAAAATGCCGCCACCAGCGAATTGGCCAAGCTGGCCTGTAACTCGTTTTGCGCGTACTTGCCCGCCATGTGGAACTCACGCATCACCGCGCTCACAATCGGGCGGCCACGGGTTTGGCCCGTGCGCTCTTTGGCGTGCAGGTGAATCACGCGGCGGCGGCCCCAGGGGGTGAAGGCGGGTACGCGCTCCCAGCGGCTCAAGTCTTGCACTTCATCGCCACGCAGGTACAGCGCATCACCGGGGTGTGCGGCCTGAAAGTGGTACGCCAGCGGCGCGCCATCGCGGTCAAACTCCACACCACGGCGAATGCGGGCCATGCCCTCCAGGTACGGGGGCGTTTGCAGGCGGTCAGATTCAATCAAACTCAGGCGTGTGGCCCAAGGGCTGTCTGGGCGCGGCAGCCATTTAGGAATGGCCACGGCATCTCCATTCACCATCTCGCCGCCCAAGGCCAGCACCGTCAGCCCCAGCAAATCCAGCGTACGGGCGGCGTCGCAATCCGTCGTGTCTGCCCAGCTGCGAAAGTGCGCCTCTACCTTGTTGCCCCACTCGCGGGCTTGCTCGGGCGTCCAACCCAACAGGCGGTAATCGGGCAAGGCCGACAGGCGCAGCACCGCGCCCACAATGTTGTCGCGGTGGGTTTGCAGGCCACCGGCCATCAGCCCATCGTTGCGTGCGAGGTCACGGCTGCGGCTGGTCAGCGTGTCCAGCTCGGGCAGCAAATCGGCATCAGGGCTGCCTGCAAACGGCTGCCAGTCACGCAACGCCAGGTCAGAGTGCGATGCGCCCTGGTACGCCGTCATGCCTGCACCTGCTGAAACGGATGCAGCGGCACGCTGGCGGCGGTGGTGTTGTTTGCTGTTGCGCCCCATGTGCTTACGCCAGGTAAATGGGGCCACGGGTGACACCGCCAGAGCGGCGGGCCAACTCTTCATTCACGGCACGCAGTTGCCGCTCTATGTCTGCAGGGGCTTGGCCAAACTGTACCGAGCGCCCTTCCCCACTGGCCGTGGTGGGCAGCGTCAGGCGCGCTTCTAGCGCGGCCAGATACGTGTCGCGCTTGGCTTGAAGCTGTTCGATGGAGAGGTGGCTGTAAATACCCATGCGCCAATGGTCGGCGGGGTGCTGCGAACAAACCAGACGAACTAGTTCTCTAAATTTTGTCGCAGGCTGCTAGGGCTTATGCAGCAGGGACATGAACAATCAAATTAATAGCAAAACCAGCATTTACAAACATCTAAGACAATACAAAAAACACCATCAAGCAGCCGCATGAACCCTTTAGTAGCTAAAAAGCTAGGCATTCAGCCTTTCCGCCCCAGTGACTACCTGCTGTCTCCTGCTGAATGCCAAGACTATCTGCTCGCTTGCTTAGAAGAAGCACCCAACGATACGGCATTGATTCGTGCTGCCAAAGAACAGATCAACCTTGCACAGAACAGCTATAGCAAAGCAGACTGCACAAACAAGAAGTTCTGAACGCAATAAAACATGACCGAGGGAGCGAATGGACAAGTTTTACAAAATTGCTGCTGACTACTTCAACACCTTTGAAGGCAAGCACCTCTACCCTAAGCCTTGGAGCTGGGCTTGGTTGTGCTGGCTGGCATCATTAGCTTTTGCAGTCTGGGCTTACTGGCTCGCAGCAATCCAGAATAGCCCATACGGGTCGTACTGGCTGATGGCAGGAATTATCTTTTTGAGCTTCACCAGCCAATCCATTCAAGAGCAAAAGGTTCAAAAACTCAAAGGCACTATTGCGCCAGATGGAAGCTTGCTAGCAGCCCACGTCCGTGAGCTTCAGCGCCTTACAGGGCATACGCCTCAAGAATTTTTAAAAGTTGCCCAAGACTTAATTGCGTTGCGAGAACTTCAGCGCAACCACCTACCGCGCTCGTTTGAACTGACAGCTTTCATCAATACCTTCACCTTAAAAGGACAGCGCTGGGCAACTGTCTTAGCAATACTTAGCATTGTTGTAAGTCTGGTTGTGGCATCCCAGCCCAATGCACTAAAAAACCTTGTTCAGTTGCTATCAAATGATGACTTCTTAGACGCAGCAATCCTTGTGCTTTTCATCATTTCTTTTTTGATAGCCATATGCCTGATGAGCATGCATGTGCTGAAAATTGGCTGGCAAGGGGCGTGCATCTGGTGGGCGAAATTGAGGCCCAATAAGCTGGGTCGCAAAGTGCATATCGCATACCTTCTCCAGCATCTCATCAAGCTTCACGACACAACATACAAAGCCAAAAGCTATCACCCATTAGCATCGCCACCAGCTAAATATCGCCCTATTAAGCGCAAGCTTCGCTAAACACAAAGCCCCTGCCAGCCAACACCAGCAGGGGCTTTTTTGCGCCTACACATCCAAAGCTGCACGCTTCATAAACACTAGCCAATGTGTCAGCCCGTTGCGGCCACTGACCTGACCGAATAGCGGCTTCTCAGGCGTCAGCGCCAAAACCTCTTTCAGCTTCACCTGGGTTTCGTTCCACTTGAACACCAGCGTGCCGCCCGCCTCCAGCACGCGGAAGCACTCGGCAAAGCCTTGGCGCAAATCCTCTCGCCAATCAGGCCCAAGCCTGCCGTACTTGGCGGCTAGCCAAGACCGTGGCCCCGCATGCACAAGATGCGGCGGGTCAAACGCCACCAACTTGAAAGCGCCATCAGGAAACGGCAGCGCGCGGAAGTCCATCACAAAGTCTGGCTCAATCATCAGCACACGCTGGCCAGATCGATTACCACGTGAGTTGTCCGTCACCGTGATCGTTTCAGCCCTGCAATCCGCAAACACCGCGCGCGGGTCTTGCTTGTCCAGCCACATCATGCGGCTGCCGCAGCAAACGTCCAGCACATGCTTTGGTTCAGTCAGCATATTTCCACCCCCTCAATTTCAATCCAAATCACCCGCTAGCGCTTATCCAGCAAGCGCCAGCAGCTATCAAAACCGCAACTGCGTGCGGCGCCCTCACACAAACACGGCGCGGAAAGTGCCGGGGGGCAGTGGCTTGCCGTCGTGCCCGATGTGGGGTGGTATGGGCGCGGCCACGGCGGTGGAGGCTGGGGCGGCGCTGGGTTGGGTGGCGGCGCGCAGCTCGCGCACCTGGGCGCGTTCGGAGAGTTGGTGGGCGCAGGCGGTGACCAGCGCGGCCAGTTGCGCGTCGGAGGGGACGACGTCGTGCTTGGTGATGTGCTGGACGAGCGCGTTCAGGGAGGTGACCATCTGGTCGTCCCCCACCACCTGCGCCTGGGGAATGGTGGGCTGGCCGTCGCGGTCATAGCCGAAGCTGAGCAGGTAGCGCGCGCGGCGCCAGTCGCTGTCGCGGCCGGAGGCGATGGCGTCGAACACGGTCTGGGTGACTTGCGCGGCGGCCTGGGCGGCCAGGCTGTGGGCCAGCTGGATGCGGGCGGGGTCATAGGCGGGCTTTTGCAGCTCGGCCTCCATGCGGTTGAAGGCGGCGATGAAAGCCAGCTTCCAGCGCAGCGCCTCTTTGCCGGTGAAGCCCATGGCGAGGAGCATGAAGCCTTCGCGGGTCATGCGGTAAGACTTGCTTGTCTGTGCGCCACCCTTCCCGTTCTTGTAGTCGCTGATTACCTCCACAAAATTGTGGAGGTAATCTGGATCAGCCATTTCACGGGCAAGCGCACGTATTGCACGCATCACGCTGTCGTGGCGCTTTCCAAAAAATTGTGCGACTTGAATACTGGTGGTGGTGACGACGCCGTCGTGAATAGACAACTCAGGTTGAGCGGTGACGACAGAAGACGAAGCAGTAGAAATGCCAGCCATGACAGGCTCCTTTGTGACGAGGTTTTCAACCCATCACCAAGGCCGCCAAGCAAAGGTGATGGACCGTGCAGGGTTGGCGGACCGGACAAAGGAACCGGCACACCCTTGCGGGTGTCCCCACACGGCCCACCATAAACGGTAGCCATGCGTGCACAGCATGCTCAAGAAAGCAAAAAGCCGCAGACCATGAGAGATGGCGCGGCTGCTGCGCCTTTGTTCTAGGCCGCCAAGCCCAGTTCACGCTTACGGGCGTGATGACCGAAGTGTAGCAGATAATTTGTTAATGCACATTACCTCTGCCGTGCATTACTAATTCGAATAGAGGCGAAAAAGATCGACATTTCCTTAACACAACGCTTACATCAAGTGCACTTGCAATTTGTGGATTATGAATACCATTTACATATCTAGGCACAGGCTTAAGCCCCTTAAGACGATGCCTTAATATTTCTTTTGGATCAACCAATGATTCAGGCTGAGGATATTCAGGATTTAACTCTAAGTTTCTAAATATCTTTTTAACTGCATTCAAGTCTGATAAAAACCATGCTTCAAGCTCTTGGACCGGAACAAGAGCACAGTAATTAGCAGCCACTCCCGATGGTTTTATTATCCTTTCAATTATTTGATTTTTTCTCGCATCGGGATCATCGCCATCAGAATCATAGCAAATGATAAATTGATCGCAGTTCTTAGCTTTATTGTAAGCTTTTATTTGTGCATAGCCATTCTTTAAAAGCTCGCCGGAACCTCCAAACCCTTTTTTCCAAACTGGAATTCTAGTATCATTTTTTATCAATCTAATTATTGAGGCAATAGAACTTGCATCCGATTCGTCTTCGGCAAGAACAGCATACATATTATTATTCCTGCAAAGATCTCAAAAACTCAGAAAGATTACCTGTATTCTTTTTGAATTCGTCTGCAGCAGATTTCTCCTGACCGGAAAGTGGACGTACAGTGGTTAGGCCAGACTTCATCTCTACCAATCTGATACTACTTGGAGCAGCCCTATTGAGCAGATCAGCAGAATGGCTTGCAACTATTGTTTGCCTATCTTCTGAATAGCTATCTAGGAAGTCAAATAATTTGTAAAGCAATCCGCAATGTACACCGTCTTCAGGCTGCTCTACCAACGATACAGTAGCATCGTCATATAAAAAGTCAGTTACAAACCTGATAAGTCTTTTAGTACCAAAAGACAGGCTGTCAAACCTATAACCATCGCTATTATCATTAGCCATTGCAGGTACGAAAGAAAAGAAATACATCTTTACTTTCTCAGCTGCAGATTCTGGATTATTCAACCCACCACCAACTAAACTTCTTGGAAGTTCAATATCACTCACACGGATATTTTTCAAAATCCCAATACCGTTTTCACAAAGCAAGCTAATCAACTCTTCAAATCTATCTTTTTTATTCAAATGAAAGTCTAATACTTTGAAAAGCAAGTCTTTTGTCGAATTATCAGAGCTACGATTAGCCATCCACTGAGAAAACTGCTCCTCAGAGATAAAAACGTTGGCAAAACTCTCCTCAGCTTTTTCTTGCTCTATTAGAGGATAATATTTCACTCTACGCAAAAAGTTTGCTACTTTATTCAACTCATTTACATAGATGTAATTTGGCATCAAAGAAAATATAGATGCCATCGATCCAGAGCTAAGACCAACAATTAACTCTTGATCATGATCTAAAAGTTTAAGACTATCACCAAATCTTCTAAAAATAGTTCTTTCACCCAACTCATTCAAAATAATCAATTGCTCATTTATCAACCAACCAGTTTTCTGCTTGAATTCACCAAAATATGTTTTCAGAGAGTAAACAAATACATCACTATCTAATTCAACTCGAATCTCAACATCACCCGATACATAATCACAAATATCACTAATATTAGATGCAGTAGCGACAGATGCACACCAGTTTATCGCTTTTAAAATATTAGATTTACCTACACCATTTCGACCAACCAATATCGTTAATTCGTCAATATTATCAATTGACAAATCGAGGCAGGATCGAAATGATTTGATGTAAATGTTGCGCAACATATATATTTAACCCACCTTTGTACATCTCATTGTTGCACAAGAAGATCCCACCCACAAAAATGAAGTAGACCTGTAATACCTGTCTATTCATCGCGTAGCACATTGTGTGTATATCAGAACACACTGCATCAAAAAACCCTACGAGCCTACCCCACACCCACCGAGCAACCTCTGCACCCACCGCACACTCACCCCGTACTCCCGCGCCAGCGCACGGGTGTTGCGGCCGTTGAACTTGGCGCGCACTTCCTGTGCCAATCGCTCACGTTCCATGACCCGTGGGTTGCGCACGTAAACGGTGGTGCCACCCAGGCGCTGCACCACACGGCTGACCAGTGCCTCGGTCAAATCTTCCACGCGCTCCACGCCGTGGCACACGGCGGCAGCGGCCAGCTCTTCGCGCAGCACGGCGATGGGGTCGAGCTTGTTGCTGGAAACTGAGGGGGTGGGGGTTGCGTTACTCATAGTGCTGGTGCTGTTGTTCATTGTTTTGATAGCTGGTTGCGCAGGTGTGGTGGTCATTGCAGGCTGATTGGGGCAAATATGTCTTCGTCTGCCGTGGTGGTGGCAGGCTGCGCTGGCTGGTGCTGCGCGGGGGCGGCGGGCGTTGATGGCTGTGCGCCCTGCTCTTGCGCTGGCGGTGTGCTGAACAGGTCTTGCGGGGGCTGCACGGTTTGCTCCAGTTGCAGCCATCTGGATTCGGGCCATTTGTGGATGCCGTGGGCCATGGCGGCGTGCAGGGCGTAGTTGCGGCAGTCCAGCACTTCGTTGCGCGGCCTGCGCTTGACCCATTTGTAGGTGTCTTTGCCATTCACTTTGGTGAGGATGCGCTGCTCTGCGGTGAGCTGTTCGTACCACTCGCGCTTGAGGTCTGTGCTGGTGTGGACGTAGCCGGGGCCTGCCTCAGTAATGGCAAGCTGGCCCAGCAGCAGGTCTTTGGCGTTGTCTACGCCCACCAGCCAGAGCTTGATGCCGTGTTTGATTTTGCGGCCACGGTGGTTGACTTCTTGCAGGCTGCTGGGGCCGACGATGGCGCGGCTGTCGTTGTTGTCGCCCTTGATGGCGCGCAGGCCGGGGATGCGGGTCTGGGCGCTGCGCACCCAGTTGTAGACGCTCTGGGTTTGGTCGGACGAGTCGATGCTGACGGCGCTGATGCCCAGACTGCCGCCGTGCCACGCCTGGGGGAAGCGCTGGAGGAGGTATTGCTCCAGCGGCTGCCAGTCGGCATCGCTGGCGGGGTTGCCGTAGAGCACTTCGTGCGCCACCACCCAGCTTTCCAACCCACGGGCCCAGCCCCAGACGGTGACTTCCCATCGGTCGCGCTGTACGTCCACCCCTGCGGTGAGCAGCAGCGCGCCCTTGGGGACGATGCCCAGGCGGTAGTCCTCCGCCCTTGCCTGCAAGGCGTGTTCGTCGCTGCTGTCGCCCTTCACTTCCCATGTGTCGCCCAGCGTTTCGTTGGTGAAGCCGGTCATGGGGGCCATGTCACCGGCTTGCAGGGCGCGGTGGGCTTTTTCAAACTCATCAACAATGCTGGCCCAGGTGCGCTGGGGGCTGTAGGCGGCCCAGACGTGTACGCCCAGTGTGCGCGGTGGCTTGCAGGGCTGGCCCGTGGCGTTGCGCCAGACGCGGTCTGCGCCGTAGCGCATGCCGGTTTTTTTGCACACCCAGGTGCCGGTGAGGGGCCAGCCGCCGGGCAGGTAGTCTGCCTGCGTGATGCTTTGGTGGCAGTGGGGGCAGATGTGGTGCACGGTGTCTGGCCTGCCCTTTTGCCATTTGAAGCCGTAGGGCAGGTGCTTGCCGCCCCAGATGAGGGGGTGGTCTGCCCCGCAGTGGGGGCAGTCGATGTGATATTGCACGCTGGCGTCTGACTCTTCACACGCGCGCTCTACGTGGCACAGGCCTTTGACGCGGGGTGTGCTGCCGCCCACAAACTTGGGGTACGGCGCGCCTTCGAGGCGGCCTTTGGCGAGGGTGCCGGGGTCGCCTGACTTTTCAATGGTCTGGTCAAAGGCGCTCCACTCATCGAGGATAGAGACGGCCACGGTGATGCGCCGGTACGCCCGGGCAGCCTTGCCGCCCAGCAGGTGCAGCACGCTGTCGCGAAAGGGTTTGTATTTGATGGTGTCTTCCACGCCCTTGCCGCGGCGGCGGGCGGCATGCACGGCGGCCACGCCATCCAAAACGGGCTCAATCTCGCTTTTGACGTAGCTGTCGCGGTCGTCATCGGTGGGCTGCCACAGGGCTTGCTTGCGGCGGCGGTGGGCGATGTTGTAGGCGACGAAGGCGGTAATCATTTTGGTGTAGCCCACGCGCTTGGACTTTTTGACGGCCAGCTCCTCGATGCGGTCGTCGCTCATGAAGTCCAGAATGCCTTGCTGGAAGGGCCAGCCTACCCAACCGCCCTTTTGGTGGCTGGATTCACCCGCCAGAATGAAGTGCGCCGCCGCCCATTCGCTGAGGGTTTGGGGTACCTCAGCGCGCAGGCTGGAGAGGCCCAGCTCTGTGGCGGCGATGACGGCAAGCAGCGCCTCACCGGAAAGACGCTCAGCCATGCAGCCCCTCCCCATCGTCTGTGATATCGGGAGTTGCGTGGTTTTCATCATCGGCAAGGGTCATGCCCTCGACCGCAGAGGTCACCAGCTTGGAGGTGGAGCGGATCCACTCGTTGCGCGCATCGGCAATCACACGCAGGATGACCTGGCGCGCTTCTTCGGGCAGATCTGGGCAGGCTTTGCGCAGCTGGCCTTCTAACTGGTCCAGCCGGTCAACGATGGCAGAGCTGGCCAGCGCCAGCACGTCGGCCAGGATGCCGATGGGGGCGTACTCGCCGCGGGCGACGGCGTTTTTCAGCTCCTGCGATTCACGCTGGGCGCGTGCCAAACCAGCGCGCTCTTGCACCAGATCCAGCCCCAAGGTTTCGCCCAGCCGGCCCGCGGCCTGGTCGCGCAGGTGTTCGCAATAGGCAACCAGCCAAGCGTGCACGCATTCGCCACGGGTCAGCACGCCATCGCTCACGCGCTTGCTGATGCTGGCTTCGCTCACACCCACCATCTGCGCAAATTCTGCTTGCGAAATGTGAGCATCCAGATAAGGCAGAACCTTCACTTAACCCCCTTAGGAAACTTGCTGAACAGTCCGACATCGCGGCTCGAATTACCCGCTTCCGGACTGGCCGGGAAGGACCCGCGACCAGCGCGGCCCACGGTGCAGGCAGCGGCCATCACAGCTTGGCCTCCATGCCCAGCGCCATTCGGGCCGACATGGCGGCATAGCGGGAGATGCTGGTGTCACCGTTCTTCAGCCGGGCCACGATGCGGCGCGCCCATTCCTTGCCGTCCTCACGCGGGGTGATGGCCTTGCGGATCTCGGTCTGGCGCGCCAGCTGCTCTGCCACCACGGCGGGGTCTGTTGCTGGTGCGGCTAGCTGCTTGAACTGCGGCAGCGGGCAACCGTTGGCAATCGCGCGGAACTGGCCCACGTTGGGGCAACGCTCAGGCAGATGGCGCAAGGCGTAGCGCAGCGGCTCCAGGTTGTTGGCAAAGCCCAGCAGCTCACTGCCCCAGTCGCTTTTGACGAGGTTCATGTCCACGCCGTCCCACTGGCGCAACCACGCTGCGCCGTAGCGCACCTGCAGCTTGCCGAAGATCAGCTCGATCACGTCGGTAAAGGTCTGCTGCTCCACGCTCAGCCTCCGATGCGGGGTTGCGAGGGCGTGACGTCGATCACGTCTGCCCCGTTCATGAAGGCCTGTGCACGCTCAAACGCACTCAGCACACCGGGCACCTTGCGGGCCACGGCGGGCGAGACCTCCTCCACCCGCAAACGGGCTGCTCGCTGGGCAAAGGTCTCGGCACCAGCCTGCTGCGCCACGCGCTGCTGGGCAAGCTGTTTGCCCAAGTCGCGGGCATCGCGCTCCTCGCGCTCAACAATCGCCAGGGCGTAGGTGAAGGTTTTGCCCTTGTCCAGCGCCTTGCGGGCGGCCTCCTCGATCTGCCCCACCGTCACTCCGGCGTTGAGCAGCGCGTTCAGCTTGGAGTTGCTCGGGTTGACCAGCCCCATGCCCATGCGCTTGAGCAGCTGGCACACCGTGCCTGCCAGCTCATGGCTGCCACCTGCTGCTGGCTTGGGCAGTTCATGGGGATCGGGCAAATCCTCGCGCCCGCCGCCCGCGCAGATGGCGGTTCTTTGATGGTTCCTATTACGGTTCAATGATGATTTGGGTGCGCTTGGCGCACCCCTGGGGTGCGCCTCCTGCGGGGGTAGGGGTGCGCCTGGTTCACCCCCTGGTGCGCCGTGTGCGGGGGGTGCGCTATCTGCGGGGGGTGCGCCATATGCACCACCTGCCTTCAAACGACTACGGGCCGCAGGTGCTTTGCTTGGATCAAAACGGCCCGGTGTGATGGTGTAGCTGGTACTGGAGTTGGTGCGGTACTCGCGGTAAACCAGCCCCACTTTCTGCAGCCATGACAGTGCCTCTTGCACTGCACGTTCCGAGAGACAGGTGCGCCGTGCAATCGTGCCAATACCGGGCCAGCACACGCCGTCGTCACTCGCTTGGTCAGCCAGCGATATCAGAACGGCCTTTTGCGCGGCAGACATGCCCTGTAGCGGCCAGCAGGCCGACATGATGATGGTGCTCATAGCTATCGCTTTCGATATCAGTCCAGCCGCGCCTGGCGTGCCTTGCAGCGCACCGGCTTGATCTCTCGCTGGCGGGTAGACAAGCTGCACATGCGCACCTCGCCCTCCTCCAACTTGCCAGCCGCCAGCAAGGCGTTGACGGTGCTGGCCACGCTGGACAACTCCAGCCACTCGCCCGTGTGCTTGTGGTGGTAGTCGCGCAGCTCACGGCGGCTCATGTCACGCGTGCCGTACTGGTGGGCATGGCGCAGGGATTCGTACAGCCGCTCGTTCAGGCGGCGGCGCCCTTCATTGCCCAGGGCGGCAAATGCTGCGGCGCTGGTGTCACGCCCCGTTACGGTGGTGTGTTGCATAGTTGATCTCCTCTTGATATCTGGGCAGGCACCGGCTACACCCCAGCAGCCTCCCGCAGGCGGAAACGAATGCGCCGGGACAGATACGCCTCGGCATCGGCCCGTTGGGCCACCTTGTTCATGTCCAGGCGGGGCTGGTACGTGCCGGTCTCCACAAACAGCAGCACGGGGCGCAAATCCGCACCGCCTGTGCCACTCACGGCCCAGATACCGGGCTGCAAGTGGGCCGTGCGGTTATCTGGTTCGCCTTTTTTGGTGATGCGCGGGCCGCCACGCAAGGCGCCATACGCCACAAAGTAGCGCCGCCCTGTCTGCCTCTTGGTGCCGCGGTGCACGCGCTGGTAGCCCCGGGCGCTCATGTTGGCGCGGTAGCCTTGCTCCCCAAACGCCTGCAAGTAGCTAATCAGCTGCACCAGAAATGCGCCGCGCAAATTGCCTCTGCCGTCGTCGCTGCCGGGGTACGGGCCGCCGCGTGCGTCGTCAGGAATGGCCGTTTGATATCCGGTGGGCAAGATGCCTGCACGGCGCAAAGCCACCTCACTGCGCTTGTCGTGGCGGCGGCCGCCCCAAGCCTGGGCATTCAGGATCTTTTGCGGGTCAACCCCCTTGCCACCCATGTAGGCGGGCTCAATCGTCACGCTCAGCTTGTCAGGCTTGGCCATGCGCACACGCGGGCTGCGGATGATGTAGCTGGTGGGGCGGTCAAACACGGCCCGCATCTCCTCCTGCATGGCGCGGCGGACTTCAAACCCCGTGTCGTTCAGCGCCTTGGCATAGGCCCGCGCGGCCTGCGGCCCGGTCAGTCCGTGCAACTGCTTCAGCAGCTCGGCCTGGTTCATCACGCTGGCGCTCAGTTGGAGGTGCATATCAGGCCTCTCGCTTGGGTGAGCGGGCAGCCACGGCATTCACCAAGGCACTTACACCCGCAATCAACTCATTGGCCTGATGCTCTACACGGCGGTGCGCATTGGCACTCACAGCACCATCACCACGCAGCGCATCGGCAGCTGCAGCCGTCAACTCACCCATGGACTGCTGCAAAAAGCGGAAAGCCTCCCAGGCATCGCCCTCCGCTACATCAGGGCGAGAGCGCAGGCAAACATGGTCAAGGGCTGCAGACATTGCATACAGCACATATGGCAAACCAGACACCGTCTGCAAAGCCACCGCCTCTTTCAGAGACAAATGGTGTGAAACGTTGTTGGGGTTCAGCTTGTGCTGCAGCGTATTGGGCGAAACACCCATCCGGTGCGCCAACGCCTGCACACCGCCCGGCGTCTCTTGGGCAATCAGAAAAGCGGCATCCAAAACATCCATACCGCGGGCAATGTCGGCATGCACATGTTTTTCGCCATAGCCCGGAAAGCAAGCTGCTGAGAAACTGAATGCCGTCACAGCAACACCCCCTGCTCAGGAGCCAACATGCCCAATGAATCGCAAGCACCAGCGCCCACAGCCGAAGAATTCGCCATCCTCCAACTGCGCGTCACCGCCTTGGAAGAATTCCTGGCCCAAATGGCCACCATCTTGGAATGCGAGCGCAAAGGCTTCACTGCCGAGCGCATGAACGCCTGGCTGGACATGACCACCGCCAAAATGCAAATGACCAAAAGCGCCACGCTCGAAGAAGTACAAGCACTGCGCAGGCTGCAGCGCATCGTGGTGGGGTAACAAGCATGCGCGCCGCCCGTCACTGTCGAATGGGTGCCCGCCCCTGCCTTGGCTACGATGGAAGCTCCCACACAACCAATGCCAAGGAGGGCGAGCATGAGCCAAGAAAAATTTATGAGCGGCAAAGAATTCCGCGCACGCTTTGCACACTTTGTCGAGACCATCCAAGACGACGACTTGGTGTACTTTGGCAACGCCGACCTCAGCGTGCTGGATGTGAAAGACCAAGGCTGCAACCAGCAAGGCCAGGCCATGGTGCAAGTCATCTTCAACGAACTATACGAAGTCAAAGCCTGACCCCGTACAGCAAGATATCGCGCAGCTCTTGGGCCAGTTGCTGCACGCGCTGGCCAAGCAAAACCTGGTCAAACGCCGAAGAACTTGAGTCAGGCCGTCCACCACGCTCACTCGACAGACTTACCTGGCCACTCTTGTGCAGCACCACCGTGATGCTGGCCACCTGCTCGAGCCCTGCATTGCGCTCACGCACCTGTGCAAACTCTAGGGCCTGCTGCGCTTTGATGGCCTGCGCTTTAGCCCACTTTTCAGGGCAAGCACCTTCTGGGATTGACTCAGCCATGCGCCACCATCTGCGTCGCTTGGGGCAAGGGAGCATCACGCAGGTCTCCAACACCCTTAACTGTCATACCCACCCGCAAAACAGGAGCACACATGCCCACAAAGAAACCAATCAACGAGAACATTCACTACCTCCATGGGCAGATTGATGGCTTGGCTCAACTGGTGCTGGCTCTGGCCTCGTGCACCGTTGACATGGATGAATTTCGGGATGAAGGCTTGAAACGCCTGGAGACGTTGGAAGGCGCTCTGCTGGCAGAGGCAACCCCGGAAGATCGGCTGACTGGCCTTGCCCACATTCGCACTTGGTTTGATGCGGCGACATAAGGCCCAACCGGTACCGCAAAATGGCAGCTGCCTTCTCTTTCTCTGGGTCAACCAACCACCCGCCTCGCCGCCCGGCACACCGGCAATCGCCAAGCTGCGGCCATGTTTGGGTAAGTAAATGCGCCAGCAACTGGGCTTCGCCCGCTTTCAGCGTGCGCGTCACTTCACGACGCCCGGCAAACAACGTCAGCTCCACATCGCCCGTTTCCTCTGCAGACACCGCGAATGTGACATTGCGCAGGAATGCCTTTTTGCGGCGGCGTTTGGTGCTCAGCTCACCCATGCGCCACCTCCTGATTCGCAGAAGGCAATGGCACCAAAGACACCAAAGCCGCAGGTGCTACGCGGGCTGGTGGGGCTTTTTCGCACTGCCTGCTTTTGGGCGGATCAAAGCGATCAGGCCAAAAGTGGTGCAGCGCATTGGGCAACAGGCCGCCCACCACATTGGACATAAACATGCCCCCAGCAAACGCAATCCAGAAAAAACGCTCGTTCGAGCCCATAGACACCTACCTTCATTTGCTAAGTGGCCAGACACCCACCCCTGAGAACTGGGATGCAGCCGCTGAATTGATCCATGCAGGAATGGCTACCGGGCAAGTGCACCGCAGCAGCACAACGGCGACAGGCGAAATCGACGCCCTCTTTGCATTTGCCCCCACGCTGCAGGGGCGTCTGTATGCGCAGCAACTGCAAGAAAACAAACGCGCCCGCGGCGTAATTGGCCGCCTGCAGAAATACCTGCTGGTACTGCTTGGCTGGGTAGGTGGTGTGCTGTCAGCGGCATCGGCAGACCTGCTGAATGAGGCCGCCAAACGAGCGCTAGGGTGGTGATATCACCCATGCGCCACCTCCTGCACCGCTTGGGGCAAGGGGGCATCGCGCAGGTAGGCCCAGTCCACGTCGGGGCGCAAGTCTTCGCAGCGCACAGCGCCGCCGGACTCCCGGTCTACCTTGATGCACAGGCTTTCGCCCAGGCGCTGCCCACTACTAATCGCCTTACGCAGGTAAGCCTCGGACGTGCTGCAACGCTCTACAAACCGCTGCCGCGGCTCTTTTCTAAGGCTGTTGAGATATGCAAGGAGTTTTTCCATGCACAAATATTACCCAGTGGTAAGCATTAAAGCAATACCCGAGGGTTATTTACTTATAGGTAATGATTTGCTGGAATCTGCGAATGGATAAGTACGAACAACGTCGCATCGCGCTCCAAGCTCTTGTTGATGAGCTTGGGCGTGGTGGCATTGCAAGCATTGCGCAACAAATTGGCAAAGATGCCAGCTATGTCTCGCGCATGCTCTACCCCGCAGGCAAGACTGGTGGCAAAAGAATTGGCGAGAACACCGTCGAAGTTTTGGCTCGCGCCTACCCAACTCACTTCGCACACGACACAAGCAACAGTGCTTCCGAACCTGCGCCTGAGACCCCGAATGATTTGATTCGTATCCCCCTGCTAGCCAACTGCGGCAGCATGGGCACGGGCAATGAGGTACTGGATGCTGACTATGTGGTCGGCGACTTAGCCTTGTCATCGCACTGGATCAACCAGCACATCCGCCCCGGCAATATTCGAGAGCTGAAGTTCATCCACGCCCACGGCGAGAGCATGGCCCCCACCTTCAGTGATGGTGATGTGCTGCTGGTGGACGTAGGCTCGCGCGACCCATCCAGCATTGAGGGTGTGTACGTACTGGAAGTGCGCGGCCAGCTCTACATCAAGCGCGTGCGCATACGCATGGATGGTGCAATGGAAGTCAGCTCCGACAACATCAACATCAAGACCGTGGATGTGCTCAACGGCGACCACCAGCTGCGCGTTCTGGGGCGTGTGGTGTGGGCATGGAATGGGAAAAAGCTGTAACCAACAGCAGCTACACACTATGAAATTGATGTAGCAGTGCACATGCATGAACTACATGCCATGCTTAAAAACATCGCCTGCTATCAAAGGCTGGTGTTTCTACACATCAGGCTTACCATTTGCTTCAAGCCAAAGAAAATAGTCGTTAAGATCAAATCTATCTTCTTTGTAAAATTGCTAAAAATCTAGAAAAAACCTTAATTTATAAGCGAAGCTTGCTATCTTTATTAAAAAATTCCACAGATCGTCAAGCAACGAAAAAAAGCCACATCAACAAAGACAGCAAAAAAGTGCCACAACCCAAAGAATTAGCCGAGCAGTTGCAGGACCAAGTCAAACAATACGTCGCTCAGTTGGAGAAAACTGGTGAGGTAGACGAAGACGCGTACAACAGCCTGCGTGCTTTGTGTGACCGGGTTGCCAAAACCGATGTTTGCCGAGCAGATTCGCGAAGAGCCCTTCTAGCCTCGCTGTCAGGAAAGACCGAGCACTACGAAGCAGCAATTAAAAATCTAAAAGCCAACAACTTTCACGATAAAGCCACTCTTGAAGAATTTGCTCATCTGGTGAATCATGGATACGTATTGCAAGCATTTGAAATGCGAAATACCGTTATTCAGGCAAGACATGCTCCCAACACGTCCAGCGTGCTACCTCCGCTAACCGCTGCGGGGGCATATAAAACGATTCATCAACTGGTTACATCAGCCCCTGACCGTAGCGAGGTCATGGCCTTAGACACTCTGATACTTGAAGTACGGAAGGTTGTTGAAGTAATGAACCAACTTGGGATTGATGATTCTGCAATTGCCAGAATGCAAGATGTAGCTGGAGAATTGTTTCGAGAGAAAAAGCGCACGTGGGCAGGCGCGAGACCTCATGCAACCGCGCTAGCTCAAGAAGAGGATGGCCCATTAATACTAATCGAATACTATGTTGGAGTATCACCTACCGAAGCTGCTGAAATGAGTTGGGATTTAGCGAAACGATTGGTAGAACGCGAGCTAGACGTACCCGGCGTTACGATTAGTTTTACTGGAATGGGGGTCTAATGCCAGCCTCCCCCCAACACTTACTGGAAATCGCGAAACACCTTCGCACACTAAGCAACGAGCCTGCACATAGAAGCAGCTTATCGCGCGCTTACTATGCGAGCTTTCACGCTTGCAAGCAGTGGTTAAGTCAACAACCTGGAGTTCCGTCTGCATGTGGTCCAGAAGGTGGTGTGCATCAACATTTAATCAATCAACTCAGAAATCCTGCTCCTGAAGTCCACTGCGAATCCACTAGGCAATTTTCACGAGCATTGTCATCACAGCTAAACGCGTTAAAGGTACGACGTGTAACTGCAGACTATAAATTACATGCTAGTGAGCCTTTCGAGGACTGGTCAGCGAATGCAATTGCGACAACTGAGTTGATGCTTAGTCAAATGAATATTTGCTCTAGCGCCCCAAGCCTTGCACCTGCAGCCATATCGAATAGACTTGAAGCAGAATCCAATCAATCGCTGACACCCCCATCACCTCCCATAGGAAGACCGACGCTTAAGCGAGTCAAATAAATAAGTCGAGCCCGCCACGTGCGGGCTTTTTTACGCCTTAAATATTCGGTTCTTCCATCGGTTCACCCGGCAACTCAACCGGCGGAGCATCGCTGGGCGGGTCAATCGGCTCAGGTGTGGGCTCTTGTTCCTTGCGCGGTTCTTTGGGGTTCAGTTGCATGGCTATGGCCTCCTTTGGTTGTTTGTAGCCGATATGCAAAGCACGAACTGTCAGAGAGCACCCAGCTCCACCAACAATCATTCCCTTTGACTTTGTGAAACACACAACAAATTTACCCAAAGGTATTGCAACAAACATTACCCACAGGTAAATTACACCCATCGCAGCACTTCCAGCGACACGACCCAGGGGAAGCGATCCGCCCCGTACCAAATCGATGCAAGAGGAAGGTCTAGCGCCCCACGGCGCGCAGCAAGGTGCACCCGCGATGGGCGCCACGGGATTGACCGGGGCTTTGCCCCCGGTCTTTCACAAGTTGCTGCCGATGTTGCTCCCCAGCCAAGGTTTGGGGTTCGTCCGGCTCCATAGCGTCACCCGGCATGGCGGGTGCTCCGCGCAGTGTCCCGCTGTATCCAGCCGCCAAAGTGCGTATACGGTCAAAGGGTGAGGCAAACCGGGTTGCCAAGAACAGCAAAGCCCACCGCGCAAGCGGCGTTGCCCTCTGCACGACAGCAGAGGGAAAACCCAAGCGCCTTTATTCAAGGGGGCTTGGGTTTAAGAAGCTCCCCCTTGCACAGCAGCAAGGTGAAAGCGCAGGCAGCAGCAGCTAAACCGCACGATGGCAACCCTTAATGCCTGCCACCACGGGCCACAAAATGTCTGTACTTGCAGCAAAAAAGCGTATTTAAGGTTAATTTTTTGCTTTTCAGACAAAAAACTCTGGAACGTTAAAATCCCCTGTCGCCCTATGGTTAATTTGTCAGTAAGCACTTTTCTTGCTGACCTTATTTCCACAGGTTCTCTAACCCTTGACACGTTTAAGGAGTTGAAGAAATTTGGCTAATTCCCTAACCAAAGAGCAAGGTCTGCAGATCACTACGCTCAATAACGAAGGCAAGCCCCACAGCACGATTGCGAACCAGCTGGGCATAACCATCGCCGCAGTTCGTCAGCACTGCGCCAATGCACGCAAATCGCCTTCGCTGAGTGCGCTCAGCAATCGCACCAAAAGCAAGGCGAAGGCCCACATCAATGCAGTGGCCATCAAGACGCGTGACACCAAGTACACGGTGCTTGAGTTCAAGCCAGACCCCAACGGCCGATTCGTCAACGCCACCATGACGGACAGATACCTCGGCCTTGAGCTCTCTTACCGCAGATAAGGCCTGACGCGCTGCGCCTTTGAAACCCCTCCGCGCAAGCGGCGTTGCCCTCTGCACGACAGCAGAGGGAAAACCCAAGCGCCCTTGCGCAAGGATTGCAGGGTGTTTGGGTTTTACGCCCCAGCGCTTAGTGTTTGAGGGCAATCGTCACCAGTGCGCTGGCAGCCTGCAGCGCTTTGACCGCATGCACGGTCTGGCGCGCAAGAAACAGCATTTCGCCAGCGTGAAGCGTCTTGGGTCTGCCGTCGCAAGTCACCTCCAGGCACCCTTCCAGGCACTGAATAGTGATCTCTCCCGGCATCTGGTGCGCGGGCAACTGCTGCCCGGCCGCCAAAACAAACCTTAAAACCGAAAGATCTTCGGACTTGAAAAGCGCGGTGGTTTTAGTGTCAGGCAGCCCGCTGCCCAGCGGCCGTACATTGATCACTTGACCAGACGATGCGTGTGTCAGAGCCATAGCCAACCTCCTTGTCGGTGATGACCAGTGTCAACTGAGTGGGCTGAAACAACAAGGCTTTTGACCCGCCCTTGGCCACCGCGCACCGCCAATTCTTGAGTTTCCAGCCGGGCTGGGGGCATCTCCTCCCTCCCTCAACCGCTTGCCCCAGCGCGCCGCAAGGCACCGGCTTTTTATGACCAGCCCACCCTCACTTGGTGGGCTTTTTTTTCGCCCCTACGTTTGACGGAGCCACCCATGTAACACCAAGCCACGCGGGCAATAAACGCCGCCAACCACCTGCAGGCGCTAAACGCAGGGCCATTGAGAAAGCCTTTTGCCCACTTTACGGGTCTCGGCCACGCCAGCTTCCCTCGGGTTGGCGGGGCGGGCAAAGGGCCTTTCTGAATGGCAAGCCATCCAGCGAGTCCGCTGACCTTGTGCGCGAAGGACGGGAGGCCTTTGCACCACAGCCCCTCCGGCAGGTTCCAGCGGGCTCACTAGATGGCTTTTCACCCACCACCACGGAGACCAGCACCATGAGCGACACCACCACCATCACGCCACGCAGAGCGCTGGCCTACTTTTTCTACCTGGCCGAAGGCCACAGCCATAGCGCCGCCAAAGTAGCAGCCCGCCTGCTGCTGAGTTGCTACAACGGGTACCGCTTTCAGTTTGACGTGACTGATCTGCGCCTGTTGGACGGAAAGCACTTGGACATGGCCCTGCAGATCATGCGCATGGATGCCGGCATCCAGCACGAGGTGCACGAACACCTGAACCACATGTACAACCGCACCGACTTTGGCTCCCGCTTTGAGCACCTGGCTTGGAGGTGGGGCCTGAAAGGCAAGTGCACCAAGGCCAACCTACCGACCATCGTGCCACTGATCTTCCAAAACCCACTTCAAGAGCAAGCCACCCACTGAGGTGGTTTTTTAACGCCTGCACAGGAGACAAACCATGCAAGCCGCACCCCACCCGCCCGGGCGCTTAACGCTGCCCAGCCAGTTGCTCACCGACCGTCGCTTTGTCTACCACGGCTCCGCCAGCACCGACGTGGCAGCCACCATCCGCCGCGAGCGCGAACGCCTTGCGCGCCAAAAGCTGCAGGCCGAGCTGGCCGCCACACCAGCCCAGCAAGCACTGCCCGGCATACCCGCCACGGCGCGCACCACCCGCCGCCTGCGCGCTGGCTTGCAGCAGCCGCTGGCACTGCCCCAGTTATGAACCCCCAACGCACCCCACAGCACGGAGCACCGCCATGGCCCGCCCACTTCGCACCTACCGCGTCAGCCTTGTCAACAACAAAGAGCACATCCAGCTCATCACCCAGCAGCGCTCAGGGGCAGAGGCAGCCACTTACGCCCTGCGCATCTACCCCTGGGCCAGCGCCGTCAGCACCAAACCTATCAACACCCACCGCGCTTGATGGGCTGCTGGCCCTGCTGCAGCGCCAAGACCGCCGCCGCAGCCAAGTACTCAGCGCTATAGAAAACAAAGCTGCCAGCGCAAAGCAGCAGCTTGATTCACTGCAAAACCACTTTCAAAACGAGCATATGCGTGCGCAACGTGCTCATAAATTCAGGTAACGCCATGCCCACCACCAAACCCGCGCCGCGCAACCCCAAGCCGCTGCTCAAGGCCACCCCATCGCGCACCCGCATTGCCAGCAAAGCGCCAGCACAAATCATCTGGCCCGCGCACGTGAAGGTGCAGCACATCACCCTGCCCCCGCCAAAAGACAACACCCGCATCTGCACGGGCTCTGTGCGCAGCCCTTACCGCACCGGGCAAGGGTTGACTGGCTACCAAGCGTTTTAAGGATTCAACATGCACCCCATCGTTCTAGGTATTACCGGTGACCACAACACCGGCAAAACCACCGTCGCCCAGCTGCTGCAAACCCATGTCGACGCGCGCGCCATGGCTTTCAGTGATGGCATTTACACCGAAGTGGCCCAAGCCTTTGGCTGCAGCATTCTGGAGCTAAGCGACCGCCTTGGCAAAGCCCAGCCCCAGCGCCTGCTGGCCCTGCAACACTGCACAGACAAAGCCTTTGTGCAGCGCAGCATGCAAGCCCACGCAGAGGGCGACCTGCAAACACCCCGCAGCCCGCGCCAAATTCTGGAATGGTGGGGCAGCGAATACCGCCGCAGCCAAGATGCGGACTATTGGGTCAAGCGCACCCAGCACTCCATCAACCACTACCGCTGCCACAACTGCCACCGCCCCATCGTGCTGGCTGACGTGTACAAGCTGAATGAGGCAGAGCTAATTCGCAGCCTGGGCGGCACCATCTGGCGCATTGAGCGCCCCGGGCACGAGCAGCGCACCACCCACGCCACCAGCACCGAGCACCTGCAGATCCAAGCCGACCTTACCCTGCACAACATGGGTGACATCAAGCACCTGCAGCACCTGGTGCTGACCCACTGGCACGAGCTGCAGCGCTACGGCCACCACGCCAGCGCTGCATAACACGCACCCACCAAAAAGCCCACCCGGCAACGCGCCAAGTGGGCTTTTGTTTTTCACCTTTACTCAGGAGACCTTCACATGTTCATCAAAGCACTGCTGCCGCTGATTGCTGTTTTCAAATTCAAGTGCAACGGCCACGAAGGCCAACACTTTGGACAAGAAGTTGCCCAGGTCTACAAAGCTTGCAAGGAAGAGCTTCAACGCGCCAAACATTAAGCTCCAAAACTTTAGACTATCCGGGCTCTTACAATTTCCGCTTTTCCAAACTCAACATGAGGTATGATTTTCGGAAATTCATGCAGGAGCCAACGTGTCAAATTCTGATTTCCGGTTAGCTTCCCCTGAGTCCTTCAACCAACTCGCCAAGACACTTGTCGAGCCAGACGAGGTGCGCGCACGGCTCCTGCAGCTTCATCCAGACCTTTCGCCAGAATTGCTGTCCAAGGCTATCCTGAAAGGCCTCAGTGCACGCAATGAAACCACCAGAGCATCTGCCCCAACCGCAGCAGGGGGCAAGCAATGGTTTGACACACTGGATGAACTTCGCAACCTGCTCTTAGAAAAGCAGTGGAACCCTCATGACCAAAGAAACTGTCCATTCGCCATCGCACCGGATCGCAGCATTTCAATCGTCGTGATGACAGGCAATGCGGACACTGGAAAGCAAGGGCTTGAAGACCCTAGCACCGCTGCCGACAAAGGTGCCGTTGCCGAGGGCTATGTCAGTTCCAACCGGCAGCATAAGCTTTTCAATCAAGCACAAGAGCAGCAAGGCACCCAAGTCTGGGCACTGCTCTACCACTACGACAAAACTTTGAAAGAAGTTCGATACGAACTTTCACTTCCAACAGACTTCAGTAAGAAGAAAATAACTGGTTGGGGTGAGCGCCTGATCCTGGGCAGCATCCCCAACAACCCAACCGGCTTCACCATCCGTGAGGACGTACCCAACGCACCCGCGACAGTCGAAGTCCAGCCCAAAACCGGCACCTAATTGAGTAAGTAACCATGTCAGACATCAACCCCAAGCAAATCACATTTGCCCGGGTTCGACGGCGCTATACCAAAGCGCAATTAGCCAAGGAGCTGGGCGTTACCAGCCGCACCGTACAAAACTACGAAGCCGGAACGCCCGCTCCTGACTCAGAAACCTTGGCAAAAATTGCAGAACTGCTGAACTTTCCTCAGCAGTTTTTTTTCATTGATGAAGACATGCCAGAGCTGCAAGATCACGCAGTGAGCTTCCGCGCGCTCTCCAAAATGTCAGATGCAATGAAAAAATGTGCATTCAGCGTCGCTTCTATTGCCTTCAAAGTAAACGACTGGATGGAAGAGCGCTTCAATCTGCCACAAGCAGATTTACCCGATCTAAGCGATCTTGAGCCAGAAGAAGCCGCAGCCACCTTGCGCCGCATGTGGGGCCTGGGCAATGCGCCCATTCCCAACATGATTCACTTGCTGGAATCCAAGGGCATTCGCATCTTTTCTCTGACGGAAGAAGTGCGTGACGCTGACGCCTTTTGCACATGGCACGACGGCAAACCCTTTGTATTTCTCAATACGCTGAAATCAGCCGAGCGCAGTCGCTTTGATGCAGCCCACGAGTTGGGCCACCTAGTGCGCGACGTTTATTCCATGCAGCACGGTGAAGCCCGTGGCCCAGAAATTGAGCATCAAGCCAACGCTTTTGCCTCTGCTTTTTTGATGCCCAAGGACAGCGTGGTTGCCAACCAGCCTCCCGCATACACCACCAACTACCTCATGAAGCTCAAACACTACTGGGGCGTATCGCTGGTGGCTATGGCCTACCGTTTCCATTCGCTGGGTCTGATTACGGAATGGAACTACCGCACCCTGTGCATTGATATGGCTAAAAAAGGCTATCGCACCAATGAACCTGAAGAGATGGAGCGCGAAAAATCTCAGCTGCTGACCAAGGTGCAGGACTGTATGCAAACGCAAAAGCAAGGCTGGCGAGATATTGCCTTGAGACTGAGTTTGAGCGTGGATGAAATCCATGCACTGACGTTTAGGTTGACGCCATTGTCGGTAGTCAAAGGTGATGCTGCTGAACCAACAATTAAGCCGCCGCCTAAATTACGGTTAGTTTCGTAGCCAAAAAATCCCGCAAAATGCGGGATTTTTATTATTTACAATTTATTTTTTTGACTCTATAAAATCCAGTTTTCCATTCCTGTATATTTTCAAGTTAGAAGGCCTTGCAATACCTTTGTTTTCATCTTTATTTTCCTCATTGATACATGAATTCAAGTAATTAAACATTACGACTGATCGCTTACAGCTGGGGTTTTTTATTTTTAACTGTTCTTGATTAGCCAATTCTTCATATTTATTTTTTAATCCAATAACTGCAACTTTATCAATATCAACCTCTACTTGAGAAACTTCAATTTTTAACAATCCATCAATATTGATTTGATTCATATCGTATTCATATAAATGATATTTCGAGGTTTTCTGACACTGAACAGCGAGAAGCATCTCTATTTTTAATGAATTAAACCCTGCTTCGTCAATTTTGTATTGACTGGCAGAAGCAACACCTGCTTGCAAAGAATGCAAGACAACAGAAGAAATATATTCCGCAGAAAGAAATTCTCGGCAATCAATATCACAGAATGGGTCTTCTAGAAATTGAATAATTCTACCTATCAAAGGATTTTCTTCACATTGCTTTATGACCCTGAATTCGTGCTTACGATAACCTTTAGACAACGTAATTCTTAGATTATTCAAATGAGAGCTAATGATATTCATGTAATGCTGAGCACTTAAAGTACTTCCTGCAAATGCAATCGCAACATCAAATGAATAAGACTCCATTGGATACCCACGGAAAGTATCCCCGGCAATATAAGGTTTCCATAAAGAAACCTTTACCGGATAAATTTTTCTAAATCCATTTAATAATGTTTTATTATTATTTGTAATTGCACTATCAGCAGCAAAATAAACTCCATCAACTTTTACAACATCTTCAGAAATTTTATTAATATCCCCACCAAACTCTCCTATTATTTCTTTAGAAAAATTAAATTTCTCCACCCTAGTCTCGAAACCTGCAAAAATTAATGTCATGTTTTCCCTAAAATTGAAAAATTTATCAGTTTTTCAAAAAAAAACAAACCACTTGTATCAAAAATAGATTCTTGTATAATAAAAAGATCACGCCTGTAAAGCGTGATCGGGTTTAGCAGCCTGTAATACCGCTTGCGGCGACAAAGCCGCACCACGTTCCGCAGTTGTGCGGCTTTGTCGTCTGTGGCCCCAGTTTTCTGGTGGCTCGGAGGGGGAGCCGCAAGGCTCGCCGGTTCGCGCAAGCGGTCCCGGTCTGCTAACCCGTCCGAGTCACCGCCATTTGGTTAGCAGCAAGGGCGGTGGTTGTAGCAAATATGACCGCAAGGAGGCCGCTATGGCTGAGAACCTCAATACACGCGCAGCAGCGCTGTCGTTTCGCTCCACCACATTCGAAATCGTTGACCAGCACGGCCAGCACTGGCTCAAAGCCAGTGACCTTGCGCGTGCTTTGGGCTACGCACGTGAAGATGCGGTGAGTCGCATCTACGAGCGCAACGCTTCCGAATTCCACAAAGGCATGACCCAGACCGTCAATTTGACGGTCTCGCAAAACAATGGCCAACTGCAGCGCGAAACTCGCATCTTCAGCCTGCGCGGCGCACACCTGCTGGCCATGTTTGCCCGCACATCAGTCGCCAAAGAATTTCGCACTTGGGTGCTGGATGTGCTGGAGCAGCAATCCGCCAACCACAGCCAGCCCAAAGAAGCCACCAGCCGCATCGATCTGGCCCGCCAACTGGCACATGCCGCCACGGCGCAGGTATATCAGGCGGTGTTTGATGCGGTGCTCAAAGATGGTGAGCCGCCCCACTTCACCCGCTTGCTGCTGGGTTTTACGGGCAACAGCCACGAGCTGCGGCCCCACGTGCAGGCGCTGGAGGTTGGCTCTATCGCCATGACGCTGCCGCAGCTGGCCAAGGCCATTCGCACCGACCTGATGGTGCCCGACACCACGTTGGCCCACCTTGCCGCCGCCTGCACCACCCGCATGGCCGAGCGCGCCGAGGCGCAGGCCCGCCACGCTGCCGCGCAGTCTGCTGCCCCAGCGGGCATTCCCCAAGGCAGCCTGCAATTGCGCCAGGCAAAGCATTAAGTTTGATAGCTGCTAGCGCTTGCTGCATAAGCGCTAGAGCCACTTTTTAACAACAAAGCCCGCTGTATGCGGGCTTTTTGTTGATGGGCAGAAACCGCTGTACCAATCAGCAGTTGCCTTTTTTGGCCTGACCGGGTGGGCAGAAACCACCATGACCACCGCCATGCCCGGGGTCAACCACCACCGAGCCGCTGGGCGTGTACACCGCGCAACCTGTCAGCACTGCGGCAAGTAAAGCCAAACCGATGAGTTTTTTCATTTTCTTTATGGGAGTTAAAAGATGACCAAGTGTAAAAGCGGCGCCTGCAACAAAGCTTATGCAAGGGTAACAAAACAGTTAACGCCTCGCCCTATCCAGCCCACCCGGTGCATGCCGCGTGGGCTTTTTATTTGGAGCCCGACATGCGTACCTGCATGAGCCGCAGAGCAAGAACGCGGCGCGACCGCCGCGCACCTATCCCAGATTTTGATGAACCACAGCCCCGCTAAGCCGGGGCTTTTTTAAAGGGTGAACTATGAGTTTGCACCTCACAGAAGCTGAAGTGAATGAGCTGTGCGCACCATTAAAGCAGCGGGCAGCACAACAGCGCTTTATCGAACACGTGCTTGGTATTCCGGTATTGGGCAAACGCCCTGATGGCTTGCCCCTGGTGGGCAGAAGCGCAGCAGAACAGCGTTTAAATAACAAGCAGCCAGTATCAAGCCCAGGCGGTTTCAAATGGAGTAAGTAATGGGACGACGACGCGAACGCGCCTCTGGCTTTGGCCTCCTGCCACGCATGGAGGCCCGCCCGCGCAAAGATGGGAAAGTGACGTACCGCTACCACCCGGTTGGTGGAAAGCCAATCAACCTCGGCACCAACCGAGAAGAAGCCATTCGCCAAGTCCTTGGCGTGAACGCAGAGGCACACCACCAAGGAACCATTCGCGAACTGTGGGGGCTGTATCAGAAGACGCAAAAGTGGTCTGACCTCAAGCCGCGCACGCAAAGCGACTATCGGCAGTACAGCATGAAGTTGCTGGAGGTGATGGGGGATGTGCCAGCTGCAATCATCAGGCCGACGGACGTTGCGCGCTATTTGCGGGTTGAACGGGCTGAAGCGCCCGTGCGCGGCAATCGTGAAATTGCACTGCTATCAAACCTGTTGACGCTGGCCATTGAGCGTGGCGAGATTGATGCAAACCCTTGCAAGCAGGTCAAAAAGAATAGCGAAAGGCCACGTACGGAAGCGCCAGAGCCCGAAGCGTTGCGGAATTTTTTGGATTGGCTTTTCAGGTCAGGGCCCGCGCGGCGCATGCTGGCGCTTATGGCGGAGTTTGCAGCGCTTGCAGGCTCACGTCGCGCGGAGTTTCTTGAACTTCAGATTCCGCAGATCGACATGCAAGCTGGAGTCATCCGACTGATGCGCGCCAAGCAGCATGGGGGCAGCAAGAAAGTAGAGAACATCGTCATGGGGCCGGCGATGGAATGTCTAGCAAGGCGCTTGCTAGCGCTACCCCGCCCCGACACTTCCATGCATGTGTTTCTGAACCAGCAGGGCAATCCGCTCACGGAATCAGGGTTCACAACAGGCTGGCAACGCGCAATGGTTGCTGCACTGCAAGAAGGTGTAATCCAGCGCAGATTCACCTTCCATGACCTGCGGGCTTACTACACCACGCAGTTCAAAGAGCAGCACGGCAATCTGCCAGAACTGCACGCAAACACGGCAACTACAGCCCGTGTCTACGATCGATCCAAGATCGCCAAGAGAGCATCTTTGAAATGA